AGCCGCGACCTCACGTTGTTTCCGTTGCCCTTTGAGCAATCGAATTTGATCTATCGCGGACTCGGACAAAACCGTGTTGTGATGCCGGTCGCCAGTCAACTTCGTGCCGTGTCGGATTTGATCGGCTTTGTTCTCGACCGACGTTCCCCAACAAAGATTGTTCGCCGCGTCGTTGTTGCGAGTGCCGTCAAGGTGTCTAACCTCTTGCCTTTGCGGACAGGTGCCGTGGAAAGCCGTGCAAATGAGAACGGCAACGCGAGCCTGTTTCCATCCGTCCGGCGCGTAGAGCCTAACCATATTGTAGCCGTCTTTGTCGGGCGTAGGCTTCAACGGATGCCATTGCTTTCCTTTGGCACAAGACCAAACCGAACCGTCCGAACCAACGCGATAGGACGGAAAGCCCTCGATACCGATATAATCAACGGAAAGATCGTCAGGCACGGCCTCACGGATTCTTTGCAGAACGAGCATCGCGGTTTTCATCGTAACGTCGATACCGTCAGAGATTTTGGCGATAGTAATTTTAGGCTCGGTAGCAAACAAGTGGAGAGCCGCCAGCCACTTGTGGAGCGGAATATGCGAACGCTCGAAGATAGTGCCCGTCCTAACGGTGAAATCAAGATTGCAAGCATTACAGCGATAGTAGCCGCCCTTTCTGACGGTGATTCGTTCGCCTTTCTTACAAGTCGGACAGATCACGCCGTCAGGCCAAAGGCGTGTTTCCAAATAGAGTCTCGCGGACTCTTGATCTGGAAACATCTGGAATAGCTCGAAGGTTGATATTGTGGATTTGCTCATCGCTTATTCCACCTCTCTTTGATCGCAAAGACTGTTTCACCTTGCAAGGTGACGCCGCAATCAGTACATACCACTTCGGGTTTGTATATCGGATCTTCGTGCACTTCGATAAAAGTTGAATCGCATAAAGGACAATTTTCCCAACTACTTAGCCTTACAGGTTCGCTAGGCGGATTGCTGACACGACCGCTCAGTTCATTACAAATTTCTGATAAAGATTTGCTCATTTCTCCTCCCTTTTTTGCAGGATGAAATTCAAACAATCGCAGTCTCGGCAGTCGTGCGATGCGGTTCCGTTTTCGCCTGCATACCAATGCCGTCCGTTCTTGTGTCCGCATTCGCAAATCATGTTGTATCTACGGATTAGTTCTTTTCGTTCCGATGGTTGTTTTTGATATGACATACTTCACTCTCACATACAACAAATTTCAAATTTAGCTGCCAATTTACTCTTACCGCATCGAGGGCATTTAGCAGTCAAAGGGTGGCACTGTCGGCATTCACAGTCTCCATCGTGGAAGCGAACCATAACACACGGCTCGAGATGTGGGCCGCAGATATATGAGCATGATTTTTCCTTGTGAGGGTAATTCAAAATTCGGTCTATTACTTTTTCAGGTGATTGTGTAGCCATTTAGCCTCCTTCTTATCTGTCGCCACGACAATGGCGTCTGGTGCGTCTGGATCGAGCATTGATCGCTCTTTTAACGCCCTCATAAAACTCGCACCGTAGTTTCGCCCCGATGCGAAACATATAGACGTTCCGGCCTTATATCCGGCTAATAATTCGCATTGTCGGCAAAGCAAAGACTGTCCGTCACTGTCTGCGATTGGGTCACGGATCGTGAGGACATTGCCGCAATTTTCACAACACGGAAGGTTATATTCAGGCTCAGGCCCAGTATCTAAGTTTCCTTTAGTTTCTTGTATCATCGAAGCACCCTCCCGCTTGCCGTCACCTGATTGCCAGAGCCGTCGTCTTGTATCACGACAGGATCATCTTTCCTTGCCAACCACCCACGGGATAAAGCCGCTTGAAGGCCGGCAAGCTCTTTTGAGTATTCGTAATAAACGAGTCCGTCATAATCGTCGGGTTCTTTCGTTAATGCCGCCACCAACGCCTCAGCCGCCGTTCTGATATTCGCCGCTTGTTCGGCGGCGTTTAACTCTTTGGTGATTTCTCTGACAACCTCGCTCTCGGCCTCCTCAAACAAAGCCGCATAAAGATCATCCGTTGACATATCTTCTAGCTCCAGAAACTCTCGTTCGTCCGCTATCTCTTTTTCCGTTTGGAATAGTTGCACGGCTTGAGCTTTCCATTGAGCGTCATTCTTTTGCACGTCTATCATCCGCTCCCGTATACGAACCGCACGTTCTTCCAAAGCATGTAAGTGGCTAAAATCTGTCATTTTCATTTTCTCCTATATTTTACTGTGGTTTCTGCGACCAACAATCAAAATATAGCAGATTTATGTGAGGGAGTCAAGTATGTAATTCCCTAATTTTATTCCGCCGGTATCCGACGGTAAAACTATCGTATCTGATTTTGGAAACGTTGTCAACTATTCAAAACAAAATAATTCAAAAAAGTTTCTTTTGGTATCCGGCGGGCGGTTCCGCCGCGTCCGCCGCGTCTATACCGGATTCCCAAATAGCTTCGGTCGTCGTAAAGTTCGAACCGCGATGTTCGACAAGCGGTCGGAACGGAAGCCAAGTCGCTTTTGTGTTTTCGCAAACGATAGCTTGCCCGCGTCGGGACGTACAGAAGTTCGCAAGTTCAACGATGTCGATGTCTTTGAATTTGTGCCGGTATTCCTGTCCGCCGAATTCGTAAGGCGGGTCGACGAACCAAGTCGCTTCGACGTTGGCAAGACATTGATAGTCGCCGTGTACGATGTTCCAATGTCGGATACGGTTGACCGCTTCGGCGATTCGTTTCTTGCCGGTACGCCAACGGTTGAAGGTTCCGGTTCCGGTGACTTTGTAGCGGGTATCCGACGTTCCGCCGTTAAGCTGAAAACCAATGAACCATCGTTCCGCGTCGGACAGGCTTTTGTAGTTGCGAAGGTCGTCGTTCGGTTCGATGTCCGGCAAAGCGAGAATGTCGCCGGTCGACGCCGACCGTAGGAAATTCCAAACGGCTACGATTTTATGGAACTTGTCGACAAGGGTAACTTGCCGGTCGGGGTAAAGCATCGCATAGCGGGCAGAACCCGCGAACGGTTCTATGATGTGTCCGTACTTTGGCGGCGGATACAGTTTAACGATTTTGCCTTTGGAACCGTAGTAAGAAAACATTATCTGATAAAGCTACTTAGTGGATATTTTGTCGCGTCAATAATGCTTCTACCGGTCGCGGTAGACGCCGCATACCGGCGAACTTGCGATGCACAGCACGGGCAAATACTTTTGAATTGTTCGCGGGTCAACCTCGATGTGAACCGGTTTAGATGTCGCCGATTTCGCCGCGCATAGTTCTTGCCGTCCGGCGGGTCAGTGATAAAACGATGGCTACCGTTACACCAAATTTCTGCCGAGAAGATTTCGAAGGAACCGTCTTCGACGTTGGTTCGAAACGTCGCCGACCGGATAATATGAACGTACTTGGCTTGAGGTGATATGAAGTAAGGCGGCATACGCAGTATCTTGTGCCAAACGGAGTTCCGGTCGGTATGACTTCGGGTCGTTCTTATGCAGTCGTAAAGCGGTGATTTTATCATTTCCTTTTTGTCGCCCGCTTTGAAGGCGCCGATAAAGTCCATTAGTGTCGGTTTCATAGTTTCCTCTTTAGTTGTTCCTTGGGTGAAAAGGCGTAATTGTAATGTACCCGTCGAATCCGTAGCGGCGGGCGGCGGCGGCTTCTAAACCGACGTATTCCAAATGGAACGTGCGTTCGTCGTAAGAACCGGTTTCGCTGTGTTCGTTGAATATGACTTCGATGTCGACGCCGACCGTAACGCCGGTCGAATAGCGTTCGCAAGTGCGGGTTCCGTCTTCGCCGTATTGGTCGGTCAGTTGTTTGGCGGCTTTCCAATAACGGTCGCCGCGTTTCGTAGGGACGCCATAGTCGGCGGCGTCGTTCCAAATTTGTCTTTGCGATGTGAGCAAAAGTTCCGTGAGGTAAATCCCTTCTTTGTATACAGACATTGTCGTTTCCTTCCTGTTTTTATTCCGTCGTATTCGACGGTTGAACTATAAAAACATATTTTGGAATTGATGTCAACTATTCCAACGAAAATATTTCACCTTGCAAATATAGAACGGTTCGGCAATTCGCTTATGCGAGTGAAATCAAACCATATCCGCGCCGGTAACGGTAAGCGCGGCGGCGTCTTATTCCGGTCGCGGAAACTGTCAAGGTATGCTTTGCGTTCGGCGGTTTCGGCGGCGGTCAACTTCAACGTCGTGTCGACGCCTTCGAACCGGTAGCCCATTTCAGGAAACGAACCGACGCTATCGGTCGACAAAAGTTTTACGTCGACCAAGCCGTCGAATAGCGGTTTCACTACAAGGTTATGAATGTCGTACGCGGCGGCGGTCGGGCGCCAAAGTCGAACAAGGCAAGCAATCGGTTCGTCGAAGAACGGTTCCGCCAAGCCTTCGAAGAATTCGGATTTCCGGTCGCCGGTTTTCTTGTCGACCGACCGGAGTTCCCGACGGATACCGATTAGCGGCATACCGAGTTCGCGGAACTTTTCGACGGCGCGGTCGCGCCCGCGTTGGCGCCAAAGTTTAACGTTCTGTGCCTGTACGAAAGGGTTCGATATTGAGGTAAGAAAATCGTTCCAAGATGGTACGACGCGGAATTCAAGCCGGAAGTCCGGCGGGGTTTCTGTTTGGTCGAATAGGTCGGACATTGTTTATTCCATAACTCGCAAGCGGTCGTCGCGCCAAAGAGCGGCGGACATAAAGCGTTGATAGTCCATATCGAAGTCGACCGGTATTTCAATATTAGCTTTGCCGTTCCGTTGCTTCGCGATGTAAAGCTGAATTTTTACGGTAGACGAATCGGCTTCCGTTTCTTCGTCGACAATATCTTCGACCGACCGGCGGGCGCCAAGTTTCTTCTTACGCGGTATTTCCCTGTACGGAAGAATGACAAGGTCGGCGTCTTGTTCGGCGGAACCGGCTTCGCGTATGTCGTCCATTTCCGGTCGCCGGTCTTCTTTGGCGTTTCCCCGCGACAATTGAGCAAGGCAGACGACGGGTATATGATGCCGCAAGGCAAGCTGTTTGAGTTCGCCCGATATTTCTTCGAATTCTTGGTCGCGGCGTCGACCGGTAACGTTCGCTTTCATAAGTTGCAGATAGTCGACAAGAATGTATCGGACGCCAAGACGGGTTATTGCGTATTCAGCGCGGGCTAAGAGCCGGTCAAGTTTGAACGCCGAATCATCGAAGTAAATCGGTAGCTTCGAAATGTATTCGCCCGCTTGATACAGACGGTCGCGGGCTTCGTCGTTCCGCCGGACGGTCAACGGGTTAATCGAAAAGTTTTTGACACCGGCGACCGGCGGCAAGGTTCGCATAAACAAATCGCGTTCCGACATTTCCAAAGTGAATACGTCGGTCGTAATTCCAAGCATTCCGGCATTGCGGGCGAGTTGCAACATCAAAGCGGATTTACCGATAGACGGGCGGGCGGCAATGAAAATCAGGTCGCCCTTGGCACAGCCGCCGTATCGAAGGCAAGCGTCAAGTTCCGGTATGCCGGTCGGAACGCCGGTCGGTCGTTTGTCTTCAATCCAATCTCGAAAGTTTTCCTGTACGCGTTCCCAAACTTCGGCGGCGGTATGCGGCGCGGACGCCTTCGCGTCGCCGACGACGTTTAGCAATGTTACGGCGGACGCGCGGACATCAATTGATTCGTATTCTTCGGATAAAGCGTCGCCAATAATAGCGTTGCAGTTCCGTACGATTTCCCGAAGGTTCGCTTTGTCTTTGACAATAGCGATGTACGACGCAATTTCCGAAAAGTGCGGCATACCAAAAGTAATATTCGTAATGGTGGTAATGCCGCCGACCGATTCAAACGAACCTTCCTTTTTGAGTTCTTCGCCAATTAGTATCGGGTCGATTGCCGCCGACCGATGATGCAAGACAAGCATAGCGGCGAATATGCGGCGGTTAAGCGGGTTGTAAAAGTCTTCGGGAGTAAGGACGGTAGCGGCTTCAACGATAAGGCGATTGTCCAAAAGAATTGCACCTATGACAACTTTTTCAGATTCTTCCGACGACGGTAATGGCTTTTCAAGGAATTGGTCGCGGCGGGACGCGGGGAATTCTTGACCGGTTTTCGAATCCAAATACGTTGTTGTAGGTTTAGCCATTTGATTTCACTATTCGCTCTATCACAGTTCGAATTTTTTTCTTCGCGTCGCCGTCGAGTATCGAATACGTCCGGTAAGATTCGAAGACAGCTTCCGTAATGTTCGCCGATACCAAAGCCGTTTGTTCGGGTGTAAGCATTTTGATTACAGCGTCGACGCCGGTTCCGCCCGCAAGGGCGTCGGCTATCAGGTCGGCAACATCAACTTGGTCGGTCGACGCGGGCGGCGCGGCGGCGGCGTTCGCGGATACCCGCCGGAATACGCGGTCGGATTTGCTGATAGTGAATTCGCGGTAATTGTCGACCGTGATTCCTAACGCGGTCGCGGCGGCTTCGTACGTTTCAACGTGCGCGGCGTCGCGGAATATCAGTTCGAATTGGTTATACAGTCGACCGTTGGTTAGCCCCATATTGTGGTCAAGGGTACAGATTCCCCGCGTGGCAAGTTTTAACCGGTCGACCGTGAAGGGAACCGGCTTCAACGTAAGCAGACGTTCGACAAGTTTCAGTCGCTTGTCGTCGGGCAAGGAACGCGGCGATTCGTGAACCGTCTTCCAATCTTCGAATACGTCCAAACATTGCGCCCGCATTGTTATCGGTTTGACGTTTGCGGCGTCCGTAGCCGCGTTTTCCGTCGCGGGCGGCGTGTTGGTCGGCATAGCTTCGCGCGGCGCGTAGGCGTCGATTGTCGCGTTTATGCGGTCGACGTTCAATAGGAACCATTTTCTGCGACCGGTGTTTACGAGTTCCCGCAAGTCTTCCGGCGGGTTCCGGTCGATAAATCCTTTGTCAGCGAGAATGTCAAGCCCTTTGTAGACAGCTTCTTTTTTCGCAATCTTGACGCGGTAGATAAGTTGTTCGTCGGTGAAAGAAAACCAAAACTTGAAATCGGGCGGTAACACAAAGCCCGCTTCTTCGGCGGACGTTCGGACAAGCAAGTCGAATTCGCGGTTGTCCGCAATCGCGTTATGCCTATGTTCGAATACCGATAGCAGGGCGGCGGCGGTCTTGTCGCCGGTCGCCGCCAATTGCCATTCGTGTATTTGAATGAAAGACGATTTTGCAGGGTGTCGAATCGCGGAAGTAAACATAGTGCTTGCGTTATCAGAATTGTTCTAGTAAGATGATTTTGCGTTGCTTGTCGAACGCCGACCTTGTCAGTCGTTTCCTTATTGCCCGTTTGCGTCCCGTACGCCGACGGGCAATTCCTTTTTCAGAATCGCCCGACGGGTCGGGTTTGGCGGAAACGACGCCGCACAACTTAATTTTTTTTCAAGTAAAAATCGGTTGCTTCCATAACGCGGGCGGTCGCCCGTACGTCGCCAAGCGCGTCGTGTGCGTTTTCGAACGTCGCACCGTCAAAGAAGAACGCGTATGCTTCCGATAATTTCGGGAACTTGTAGCCGCCGTATCCGCGAACCGCCGGAATTTTCACAATGTCCTTACAGCGAAGCATTGCGCAGTGCGGTTTGAAGTCGGGTATGCAGTCGGATTTCCCGATATGATGCAGTTCCCGTTTGATTATCAATGAATCAAATGCCGCGTTGAAAGCCCAAGGTTCCGCCTTGCGCGATAAGTTTGTGAAGACGGATAAAGCGGTACGGAGCGGAACCCCGTACCGGTCTAACGTGTCGTTATCAATACCGGTTAAAGCCGTCGAATTCGCGGGAACATCAAAGTCTTCACGTTCGATGTAAAAAGCGAACGACGACAGTTCCTTCCAAGCGTCGTCGATTATGACGCCCGCGAGTTGTATCATACGCGGTTGCGAAGGATGGTCGGGGGGTAGCTTGAAGTCAGCTAACCCCGTCGTTTCGGTATCAAAGATTAACCGTGTCATTTGCCGTCCCCGTCTTCAATTGGATTGTCAGCGGTCAACTTCGGATTGAAGACAATTTCGGTCGCCCCTTGCGGAATGCCGAATACGTCCCCGCAAGACAATTGAACCGCGCCGAACATTAGTTTGATAATGTCAACGTCGCCGTGATGCGAACAACGAACGAATTGCAGTTCCGGTACGGAACCCTTTTCAGCGTTCGGGTCGGGCGTCATATCGTATTCTTTGTGGTCGGTACGATGTTGCGGTGCTGAAAGGCGGGCGCGGCGTTCTTCCCAATAGGTTCGGATTGCGTCTTTGTCGGCTTTCAGTTTTTCGAGCAAGCCGGTCGTAATACGGAAATCGGCAAGCGATACGTCGACCTGTTCCCCGTCGATTTCGAATGACCGCGATTTCGCGAATTCGATAAAGCCTTCCATTATTTCCTTGACCGATTTTTCGGTGAGTTTTCCGCCGGACAATGCGATAGCAGTTTCGTAGAAGTATGCCAAAGCCGTCTTCTCGAACTTTTCGATAGCTTTCGGCGTCAATCCTTCGACGTTCAAAAAGCCGGTCAGTTTCGCCATTTCCTCTATCGCCCGTTGCGACGGCGCGTCTTTGTCGGTCGCCGGTGGTTTGCCGGTCGGCGGCGCGTCGCCCGCGTCCGTTTCGGGTTTGCCGTTGAGCAATCGCGTAGGGTCGATAGCTTCCTTAAACGATAGATGTTCCGGCGACGACGCGAGTACCCAAGTCCGGTATGCCCGCATCAGGTCGTAAGCGCCGGTCGGGTTGATTTTCCATCGTTCTTTGACGTATTTGCGGAACGACGTATGCGAACCGGTAAACAGTCGGGCTTCCCAAATAGCGAACAACGGTTTGCCGACGCCGATATAGCCCTTCAAACCGGCTTCAACTTGCATTTCGTATTCTTCAAGTTGCGTTTGTTCGTCGGCGGACAACTTGCGAATTTCCAATTCCGCGCCGCCAAGGGACATCGCGGTTTCCAAGCGGTCGGGTGCGATTATCGCCGCGTCTACCGCGTCCGCCGGTTCGACAGGCAATACGGGTTCAGCTTCGATAGCGTCCGGTTCCGGCGCCGCGTCTTTGGGTTTCTTTGCCGTCGGTTTCGCGTTAGCGGGCGGCGCAGCTTTCTTTTTGTCAGCGGGCGGGGTTTTTGCCGCCTTCGGTTTAGCGGCGGGTTTAGACGCCTTCTGTGTCGTTTTGGCGGCGGCATCTTCCGCGCCTTTCTTGAAGTTGGTTTTGACGGGCTTTTCCGTCGTCTTTGTTTTGTCCGGTGTTTTCGTAGCCATAGTATTTATTTTCCTTATCTGAATTTGTACGTCGGCAAAGCCCAAGACGGTCGCCCGCCTTGAGCAATGCGTTCGGGGTTAATTAGTCGTCGATAATGTCGTCGTCGAAGATTGAGTCGGTCTGTCCCGCGTCGATGGCGGCGGCGGCGGATTCGACCGTTGTGTCGTAGGCGGTATCCGGTAACGTGTCGATGGTTTGGAACGGGGACGCGGAACCGCCGTACAGTTTGCTTTGCGACCGCAACGGAGCGCCGACCGTTACCGCAAGGATGCTGTCTAACGCGTTCGCCTTATCGGTCGCGCCGTCGTCAAGCAATGCCCGCGATGCCCGTATTTGTGAATCGGTCAATCCGTCTTTGACAGCGGTTCGGACAACCGGTATTTCGAAGTCGACGTATTCGGTGAAGGCGTTCAAGGCGTTGTATGCCGTTCCTTCGATTGATTTGATGCCGCGTTCGTTATCGTTCTGTTCGAATAGCGATAAGAACGCGTCGACGCGAACCTGACGTTTTGAGGTCGCCGTCTTACCGGCGGTTTCCGGCGGCGGCGGGAACAAAGCGTCGACGACGGCTTCGCGATATTTAGCGGTGAGTTCGCGACCGGCAAGGATTTGAAGTTTTTCCCGTAATGATTCCGCCGTTACTTTGCCGCTTTGCAACATCTGTTGAGCCGCCATCATTCGTTCGGGGACGTTTTGAGTTCGGCGGAACGTCAACGATGTTTTCGCGTCGTCGGAACGCAAAGCCATTGACAGCGTATTTGCACAGACGACGCGGACGGTCGTTACCATACAGCGGGAACTTTGGTCGGAGTTAAATGTATTCAGAAAAAGCAGATACGATTCGTGATGGTCGCCGTCGACCACTTCAAAACCGGCGCCGATGTTGGCAAGGCAAAATACCTTTTCACCTTTACCCAAAGCACCCGCCGATTCGTAATGAGCGCCGCCGTCCATTTCCATTAAGGCGTCGACGAATTGAAAGGCTTGTTTCGTTTGTATCGGTGTGAAGTTTTCGCCGACGTTGCCAAGATAACCGTCAAGGTCATTGGTTTTGTCTTTGCGGAATACGCCGTACAGTCGGGGTATCGGTTGACCTTGCGGAGTGAGCAAGGCGCGTTTTTCAACTTCCCAATCCAAACCGGCAAGCGTTACCGTTTCTTCCCAAGTCGTAGCGTTTTCGACCACTTGACCGAGTTCGTGCCAAGTCGCACCGCGCGACATAAATTCGTGTTTTTTTGTAATCGAATTGTAAACTAAATTATGTGCCATTTTGTCGTTTCCTTTTCCGACGGTTAGCGCCGCCGGTCGCCCGTAAATTGTCAAAGTTTGTCGACCGGTAAATTCCGACCGCGAACCTATTGAACCACGTTTTGGAATTCGTGTCAACTATTCAAATCGCGATTTTCTTTTTCTGTTTTCAGAATACGAATGCCGGAACAATTGCGGCATACGGTTTTGCAACGTTTCCCGTACCAACCGCAAACCAAAGAACCCTTTAGTCCGTCGCTGTAAAAACACGCGGCGCACATTCCGGTTCCCGTGTATCCTTCGTCGAGTACCGGCAATGTGCGCTTTTTGCGTTTCATAGTTACTCCGTAGGTTCCGCCAACTTGGTAGCGATTTTCGCCGACAGCAAGTCGGTCGTGTCGTCGTTCTGAATGAACGGATTGTCTTTGTCGTCTTTGAACGTTTCGATAAATTTCTTTTCGTTCAGCATCAGACAGAACGGAGCGTTTGTTTTCGCCCACTCAAGCGCCGCTTTCGTGTCGATGATTTTCGGTCGCGACAATACGGCAACTTGCATTTCGCTATCGTATGTTTTTTGACCGGTTTCTTTGTACCACGCAATCAGTAATTTGCGAAGTGTTTCGTCGCATTCGTCGCGGTCTTTTGCAACTAATTTAACAGTTTCGATAAGTTCCGCGTTTTCTTGTTCGAATCTTGTGATAACCGCTTTGCGGGCGGCGTCCGCGTCCGCCTGTGCTTGTTTGAACGCCGGTTCGTAACTGTTATTCAGGGCTTCAAGGTCGTCGCGGTACGAACGAAGCATATCTTTGTAGACCGGTATCATCGACGTATCGGGTTTCGGTTCCGGCGGCGTGTCGGGCGCGTCCGACGGTTCGGTCGGCGGAACGTTGACCGTGATGTTGATAGTCGTATCAGCGGCGGCGGGTTCGACCGGCGGCGGGGTTTCAAACGGCGGCGGCGGTATGCCGTGTCCGGTGTATTTACCATCGGCGTAGTCAGCGGATAGATTTTCTTCGATTTTGGTCGGCTTCGGTTTGTCTTCGGGAACCGGCTTGCCAAGTGCGATAAACGCCTTCGGTAATATCTTCCAAAGGAACCGGTCGCCCGCCATAAGCCAATCAATGTATCTAAGCGTCGCCAATTGCCCGTTAAGTCGCATTTCTTCGGGCGATACGTCTTCTTTTTTGTACGGTATGTTGCCGAATATTTCGAAGTCGTGAACCATTGTTAGCAATCGGTCAAAGTTTGCCGGTTCCAAGTCGTCGGGCATTGCCGGTTTCGGAGTCTTTACCACATCGACAAGTTCCGTTGCGACGGGTTCCGGTTGCGGCGTGTCGTCGGCGTCCGCTTTCTTTTTGGTCGCTTTCTTTTTGGGTTCCGCTTTCGGTTTCGCGGCGGCGGCTTTGGGTTTGTCCGACCGGAACGTTTTTGCTTGGTCGCAAGTTGCGAAGTGCGATATGTGCAACGGTTCGCCGTTAAGGTGTGCTTTTTCCGCGTCGGCTTTTTTCAGAATTTTGTAGATGCCGTCTTCGGGGTAGATTTGTATTGTCCCGTTCGGCGAAGGTTCCGAATTTATCGGGTTAGGTTTCGGGTTCGGATTCTTATCGGTCGGCGCCGATTTCAGAAAATATATCAGAGCGCCACAGGCGCCGCATTCGGTCATTTCACTTCTCATTAGTCACTCCTTTTCGTCATTCAAAATTTCAGTAATAGTCTGCGTTCGCGGTTTCGTGTAGTCCCGTTCGACCGGCGGCGGCGGTACGTCGCGCGATTGATGTACTGTCCGATTCGGCGGAAAGTCAGGCTTCGTCGACGGGGACGGCGTACCTATTCGCGGCGGCGGCGCGTTGACCGGCGGCGCGGGTTCTTCCAGTTCCGGCGGGTTCCGACGTATAAGCCGGTGAACCGCATTGTTCGTTCCGACGGTAACGTACAGAACGATAAGAGCGATAACCATACCGCCGACCGCGAAGACAATTGCAATTAAGTCGTTCATAGTTAAAACGGTGCCGTACCGGTCGCCGCAAAGAATTCGTCAACGGTCGCCGAATCAGTCCATACGCCGCCGTCGCGGGCGGTTAGGTATGTCGTCAAGTCGTGTATGTCCATCGTTTTCGTGCGGGGAATTATTATTCGGACAAAGTTGTCGCCAAGCAACGTTTCGTAGCCGACGAACGCGCCTTCCTTAAACACATTTTTGTTTTTGTTTATGTGATGTGTATAGCGGAAATTGAACGCTTTGACGCCCGCCATAAATGTCCCGATGTGAATACCGGATTCGAAGTCGGTCAAAGCCGGTGCGCGACCGGAGCCGTTGGCGTTCATTGTTTCCGTCCATCCGTTTATTTCGATTGCCCGCGTTATGGTATCGCGGTTCTGTGCTAACGGTTTATCAGGAAGCCGTGCGGCGTCCGTAGGGGCTTTTCTCGGTGTGGGCGGCGTACGGGTCGGTTTAGCGGTCGGCGTCGTAGGAAGCGGCGTTATTCGTACCGCGTCCGCCGGAACGTCGGCGTCTTGAACGTTAAAGATTTCGATACGGGCTTTTAATTCGTACAAGGTGTCTTTAACTATCCGTTTCACCAACGACGGCAAAAGCAGAAGTTGCGCCGCAAGAAAGAAAAGGAACCCTATCAAGATGCCGGTAAAAACTGCGGCGTGTGTCGGGTCGCCGAATATCCATTCATATATTGAGTACATTGTCGTTTCCTTCGGGCGGTTATTATGGCGCCGCCCGCCGCGTCTAGTCAAGGTGAAAGGTCGGGACAAACCCCGCCGTTTCCGCTTGAACGTGTGTCGACCAACTTTCAACGATGTGCTTGCAAACACGCCAAGATTGGCAGTTGCAGACGGCAAGTATCGCTTTCCGGTCGTTCGATAAAAATAGGCTAACGGTATAAACCTTAATCCCGTCTTTGCCCGAATAATTTTCCACTGTGTAACCGTGAAGTGGATTGTCCGCATTCGTTCGACCGCCGCCAAGATACTCACATTTGAGAATATCCTTCGAGTTGGTCGTAGGCGGATTTTCGCGGTCGATAGTGATTGCTTGTTGTGAACCGTCGACGTTAGCCGTCGGGTCGATTTGGTTTCCGTTCTTGTCGTAGATTGTCATTGTCCGTCCCCTGTTTTTTGAACGATGTAAAGCGGCGGCGTCCGTATCAGATTGACTTCGGTTCCGCGTCCGATTTCCGCAAAGGTTATGCAGTCGACGCCCGCTTCGCTTCGGCGTTTTTCAGGATACGCAAAAGCCAATAGTTCGACGGACGCGGCTTCGTCAACAATTTCGCGTAAGGCGTCGGCGGCGATGTCCGAGTTAAACCCGATAGCGAATAGTTCCGCCATTGATTTGAGCGACCATTTTTCGCTTACCAAAATGATAGCCCGAATTTCGTTGTCGAAGTGGTACGCGTCTATACAGGTCGCAAAGCGGTCAGTCGTAATTTCCGGTAGTATTGCGTCGACGCCGAATTTGGCGATAACGTCCGCGATGCGATGTTCAAGTTTTAGTATGGTCGCTTTCATTGTGTTACCGTGCCGACAATTCCCGAATAAGTTTGGCGGCTTCGTCAAATCCGATGTCCGCTACATTGTTCGACCGACCGGCGGTCGCGGCGGTAATGGTCGCGGCGGCGTCAAGATTATGCTTGCCGATAAGGTTCGTAATAGCTGTTCGTTGCGACGCAAGCGATTTCTTCATTCCCGCCGGTAAGTCGACGGTGGGTTGTGCCGGAACAGCGGCGGGCGGCGCGGCGGCGGTGACGCCGGAGTGCGACGGGAAGTTCGATACGTTCGCGGGCGGCGGCGGCGGCGGCGCTCCATTGGTTTGCGGTTCCGGCGGGACGGAGTTCGCTTCGCGTTTGTCGAGGGCGTCGATAAATTCCGATGCCGATTTTTTCGACAGTTCGGAAATCGCACAGCCGTATTCTTCTTTGCAAAGGAATTCCGCGTCAAGGTTTTTTTCCTGTGCCGTATAGCGAATAAACCCAAGTTGTTTAGAAGTTATCAGTTCCAATACGTTCGCGGCTTCGTTCGGGTTCGGAGCGGGCGGCGGCGGCGGTTGATTCGCGGGCGGGTTTGACGGTCGGGACGCGGGCGGCGCGTTATACGGCGGGCGGTGGTCTTGAGCGATTTGAATATCGTTGTCTTCGATGTTTTGGAAGAAGTCAGTAGTCGGTATGCAGAACACTTGGAACATTGCGTATTTGAACGCGTTCGACATCGCTTTGTTTGTTGCCTTGTCGGACGTATCGAGGGCTTCCCCGACGGTTTCGCAGTCGACGTAAGAACCGTCTTCGGCGTAGAACCGGAACCGGACGGTAAGCATCGTGTGATATGCCCGCTTGCCCGCGCCGGTGTCGATTATTTCGTGGTCGACGTTGACGATGTACGGCGTTAAGAATATCCGGTTTGCAATCAGCGCCGGTTGCAAAGCGTTGTAAACGTCGTCGATGCCGCGAAAGTTGTAGTTTTGGTGAGTGTTTTGATTGTTCTTCCCGATAGCCCCGATGCCCGACATTACGCCAAGTATCGCTTCGTATATTTTGCCTTTTGGCAATTCGTCTGTCATATCGTTTTCCTTCCCGCGTTAAACGGTCGCGAGTTCCGTATTCGGTTCTGCAATGTATTCCAAGTTGACCGCGTTCAATTCGGTCGTCAGTCGCATATAGTCAAAATCGTTGACGACGAAAGTTATGTCGCCGGTGTAAGGTTTGTCTTGTGTGAGTATTTGCGTAAATCGCATTTCCCAATTTCGCAAGCCGTGTTCGCCGACGGCGGCAATAATGCGGTCGCGATTGACGCGAATCTTTTTGTTGGAAGCGTTTTTCTGTTTTCTGCAAATCGCGTTTTCAGTCGACCGGATTTGAGCGCGGGTAAAAGCCTGTTGAGCAAGTAACCCGTCGGCGATATGGTCGTCAACGGACGGATTCAGTTCGCCATTGATAAGCGCGGATATTGCTTTGTCGTTTTGGTTTAGGTACGCGAGATAAGATGTTAAATTTTCTGTCGGTTCAATTGTCATTGTCGTTTCCTTCCTAGTTTTATTCCGCCGGTATCCGACGGTATTGCTACGATAACTGATTTTGGAATTGATGTCAACTATTAAAAACAATTATTGCCGTCGAAGTGTCGGACGCGTCCGACTGGAACGAAAAACGGGGAAGCGCCGTAGCGTTTCCCCGTTACCCCTTTTACCCAACAGTTTTGCCGATGAAGTTATTTTACCCGACCGGTGTTCTTCGCGTCAAGTGAAAATAACGTAGGCGGCGTCAATTGTGGATTTTTAGATTTTACTTCGCGGGCGATATGCCGTAGCGCCGCCGCGACCGACCGAAGACATAACAAGCAAGTTACCGCTTTCAAATCTTTGGTCGTGTTCCGTTCGTGAAATCCGCATAGTGAAGTAAATTCGAATACGGTATCGCCGCCGCCCGCCCGATACAATTCGTTAGCGGGCTTTGATAAATCAATGAAGTGGCATTTCATTTTTCCGGTTCCGGTCGGTTGCCGGTCGAATCTTCTACGCCGTCCGCATACGCGCGGTCGTAGAGTGCGTCAAGGTCTGACTTACCGACGGGACAACTATCAATGCCGTATTTCGTGCTTTTGTGAAGCGCTTCTTGAATCGCCAAGTCTTTGCGTTGTTTTTGTTCCGGCTTCATTCAGCAATAAAGATGTCGACGCCTTTGGCTTCAACAAGCCATTGCGGACAATCGAATTTAACTTCGTCTTCGCTAGTAACGACGTTTTGAATTTGCGATTTCGGGAACCATATAGTTTCCCCGTTTGCGTGAACCCCGACTGCTTTCGCAGTATTTACGAATCGGTCTTTCTTTTCCACTTCGGGATTGAAAGGTATTGCCAAAGGTATAAGGCGGTCGCCTTCTTTTGCGTTGTTCATAATGTCAGTTTCCTTGTTTAAGTGATGTGTCTAGTACCTTGTAAAAGTTCTCAAATTTATGCGTCGGTCGACCTTGTATCGCTTTAAAACATAACAAGAATTCGTCGGCACAATGTTCGCACATTCCGACCGGCTGTCCGCTGATTTCCTGAATTTCGATTGACTTCAAAGAATCGGCGGTCATAGCGCGGGCAACGTCGAAGCCGTGCAGGGTTAGGATATTGAACTTATTCGGTTGCGGTTCTGATACCGCCGACGCGTCGCCAATGTGCCAAACGCTATCGAACGGGGACGCCTTGACGAATATCAGCGTCTTGCTAACCGCGTTCGGGTCAATACCCAATAACCCTGCAAATGCTTCGGCGATGTTCATTAGTAAATGTCCGCCGGTGTTTCCTTCGTTTTGCGACCGCGTTTGCCTTTGGTCAAAGCGGATACGGCTTTACCGGCTTCAACGTCGACCGGCGGCATAGCTTCCTTCCGCGTTTTAACGTCGTCCTTTTCGTTGTGTGTGTGAACGACGACAATTCCGCCGACGTTGTATTCCGATGTCTTACCGTCGCCGCAATCGGTGAAGAAAGACTTGTGATTTTGCGCCGTCGTCGCGAGTTTCAGTTTCGACGCCGCAAGCCGGTCGGTAACTTTCTTATGGTCGACCTTGTCGGCTTCGTATTCGACGACGGCATCGTGAATCGCTTTGACAACTTGCGGCTTCATTCCTTCGAGATATTCGTTGCCGTCGAAGTCGCGGTCAAGGATTAGCATTTCGGGCGAAACTTCGTCGTCGCCCTTTCCGGTGTTTTTTTTCATAAAATTATTTTCCTTATGCGGCGACGGTCTTTTCCGCGTGTCGCCGGTTTCGCGGTGATTGAAAAACTTTGACTATTTCTTCCAACAAATAAAATACTTTCTTTTTGCCGTCAGAGCAATACAACTTATTCAGTCGCCCTTCATTTCGATAATTCATTAAAGTTTGTGAATTGGTCGTAATGCCGTAGTCGTCTTTCAGCCGGTCGATAAGGTCGGTTTGGGAAAGCCAAGTTCCGCGTAGAAGCGGCTTGCCGTACCTTTTGATGTGGTCGTTCATTGCGTCGACCAATGCCCCTTCGTAACTCACGCCGCGAATAACGGCTAGAACCGCGAAGTCGGCGGCGGTCTTTTGATGTTCGTCGAGTTCCAATGATACGCGAATTTCTTTGGTAGATGCCATAACGTTAGCGTCGCTTTTACCGGCGACAAATCCATTATAAACAAAACCGCGAAAATGTCAAAACTAAATTCGCGGGAAAACAAAAAGAGCGTGAAGGGCGGCGAAAGCCGACCGATTTGTTTTTTCTTTTTTTTTAAACTCTTAAATCCTAAAACGCAACTTCCGTGCCAAATCGGTTTTCCGACATCGGAAGTCGGTTTTCCGACGAAGGAAATAGAAAGTCGGTTTTCCGACCTTCTCGAACAAACGTCGTGCCATACGCCCTAAACGCGGGGAAAACGGAAAAACGGCGCGACCTTGCGGGCGGGACAATCGCCGTGCCATTCAAAATAAATTGCGGGTGCTATATGATTTTTTCGGGCGGACGCGGTAGACGCGACGCTATCGTTCGGAAACGATATTCTACGGTCGCGTCTGACGAGTTTTTATTAGAAACGCGGGTATTCGTATTCGCTTTTGGAATATATGCCTATTTATCCAAATAACGTTGTGCCGCGTTTTTGAAAAAAGATTGATTTATCGCAAAATCGCGAAGACGACCGCCCCGATAGTGACTAAAACGGTCTGCAATCTTGACTTGTTCAACTTCGATTTGAGTTCCGCCTTGTCGATTTTCAGTTGAGTATTTTGGTCGACCAAGACTTTATTCTCACGTTCGGACGCGGCGAACGCGCGTTCGGTCGCGGCGATAACTTCGTCTTTTGCTTTCAAAAGTTCGACGTTCATTAACCGAATCTGTTCGTTGATAGCGTCAAGTTTTTCTTGCATTCCGAAAACTTGTTTGACGGTGTCCCGTTCCGCTTCCAACTTTTTGATGTAGCCGTCGGCGGCTTTGAGCCGGTTGACAGCATTTTCAATTCGGGCGAACGACGGTTCGTCGATTATCAGATACCGCTTTCCCTTAATGAGAATAACCCGACCGGTCGGATTGTCCGGTAAGGCTTGCCCGTCGTACGCGATGTCAGGTTCAACGGTCGGGGACGGCGCCGGTGTCTGCGTCCAAGCCGTCAAGGACATCAGACAGATTGCGAAAACGATTAGACAAGTCCGCGCCGCCGTTGATGATAACTTTTGCCCGCTTCGCCTTTTGGTATTCGAGTAAGGCTTCGTCGGACGCTTTGCGTAGATTTTGGTATCGGTCGAAAACGATGTTGTAGTCATTTTGGATTTCATTCTTTTGTTGCTCCAATGAAGTTAGTTGTCCGGTCAATTCAGATGCGCGGGTTTCCGCGACCGCTTTGTCGTCGAGTGCTTTTTGCTTGTCGACGCGGGCGGCTTGTAATTCTTTTTCTAGCTTATGATTGTTCCAAGCATCGGTTATGCCGCCCCAAGCGAACCACACCACAAATATAAGCACAAGCGCCAAGATGCCCGCGATAACGCCGGTCGGCAAAACACCGATTTGAGCAATAGCGGTGGTAAAGAACGTTCGGACGGCTGAAAGTTTGGATTTGATGTCACTCATAATTTTAGTTGTTTACCGTGACTTTCCGACGGTAAGCGTAAGACAAATTGTTGCTAGTATCTTGACCGACGGCGCTTATGTAGTGTACGCCATTGGCTACCGATGTCGAGTTCCAATTGATTTGCCAAGGCGCCGTTATCAGCAAAGCGCCGACGTTGGCACCGTTCACTTGGAACCGTAAACTTTGAACCCCGATATTATCGGTTATCGTTGCAGACAAAAGGACGGACGCACCGGATACGACGGCATTTTCAGCGGGCGTTACCATTGTAACAACCGGCGGTTCAAGGTCGTACAGTACCGCCGCGTCGTTGCCGATAACGTTCGAAAAGATATCCCAAGAATCCGCGCCGCCTTTCTTCCATCGCAAAGGGGAAGTAAAGCGAACTATTTGGTCGACGCCGGTATCCATATCGAGATAGTGAAACGGAACGATTTTGCGATGGAATCGCCAAAATGCCTGAATCGCCGCAAGTTCGGCGTTGCTACGATTGAGCGAGTCAAGTTGACCGGTGTATTCGGTCTCGTCTTCTTCCCGCATATACTTGGTTCCGCCGCGCGCCCGCTGTACGGTCGTGTTCCGGTCAAGCTGTTCTTCGTTGCCCCACGTTGCGTTTAAGGGGAACGTTGCCACTACGTCAATAGTTCGGCTTGCCGTCGCAAGCGCCCCGTCGGTCGCGGTAATAGTAACCACTTGTGTTTTGTTCGCCGGAACGTACGTCGCCGACGTAGTGTTGATGGTTGTAAATGTCCCGCCCGCGCCGTTGTCTGAAAACGTCGATGTTCCGGTTCCGCCGGTTGTCGAAACGACGGGCGGCGCCGCTTCTGCCGGAACCCAAGTCGAACCCGCGCGATAAGAATTTTTTGTTGAAGCAATTGCTAAAGGCATTTATGCACCGTCCGCCGGTATCGCAGTACCGAAAAAGCCCATTAACGAGCCGTCCGACCGAACATCGGGTCGGGCAAGCATTCGTACCCATCGAAACTTATTGCCGTCGAACCGGAACCTTACGTTCGAATCCAAAGGCATCTTGTTTACAATCGAATCTCGAAGGTCGTTAAGGAACCGTGCCTTGTCGTCGGGGTGCATCCGTGAAATGTAATCCCGATGTAACAATTCCCTTTCGTCGGCATTGACAAGTTCCCGAAAGACGGAATTGGTGAAACTCATTCCGCCGGTTTCCCGCAATTCAAATATTGCCAAGTTCGACGTTTCGTCTTGATGCCGTGCGCGGGCTTGGATATGTTCGACCTTCTTGTCGATGCGCGATACCATATCCTTCATTGAGCCGCCGCCGTTGACTGTAAGTTCGCGGTCGATAATTGTCTTCATTTCACCGACCGCCGTTATCAATTCCGCGCGTTGTCTACGAGCGACGCGGAACGCAAGCCATTTGTCTTTTGCCGGTTGCCACCCAAGCGTACGAATATCTTTGACCGCTTTCAGAAAAGCGGCGAACAAGATTATTCCGCCTGATGCGGCGGCAATTTCTGTATTGCTGTAATCAGTGAGAGACATATTATTTTGTAAATTCGACCGTATTCAAGTCTTTATTCGCCGCTACGTCCATCTTCTGCGCATTAAGAGTGTTCGACCGATTCGCGGAACCCTGATAGAATCGCGACGTTATCCATAAAAGAGCGACCGCCGCGCCTAGCCCTAGCGCGACGTACAGGGCGACAAGTCCAAGGGTCGCAACGTCTGACCGTTCCGTTCCGTTGACAGCGTTCGTCGCCGCTTGCTGTGCGACGGCGGTTACAACTTCGTTATGTCCGCACCAAGACGTAAGCGACGCGAATGCGAGCGAGAAGAACCCGAAGATTGCCGTCATTACCCTTGTGAAAAGGCTTGGCGATTCCTTCGTGATAAGTTGCGGGCTTAACGCGCTATCGGCGTTCGACGCGCCCGCCGCCGCGCCGCTGTCGGTTTCCGCCGGTTTGTCGCCCGTCGGTATGCCGTCTATTGCCGGTTCTTTTCCATTTGCGGCGTCCACAAACGGCTTTGCGGTCGCGACCGGACGTTCGGTCGTCGGAGCCGGTTCGGGGTGTTCTGCGCGGGCTACGTCGTCTACGTCCGAATTATCGGGGAAGTCCAATTCCCAAGGACGTTCGCTATTGAACAAAGTTTCTTTTTTGCTTACGGACAAATGAAGATGTTTAGTATGTCCGTTTGTTCCCGAATACGGTCGCCATACCCAAGCGGCTTTTCCACGCGCCGGATAACTCGAACATATTTGACGGTTCCAAATGATGTAGTCGATGCGCGAATCTTTATTTGCTACTAAAGTCTTCGCAAGCCAATTACAATCAATGCCGGTTTGCGGGTCGTGCGTAAAGTCACGCGCACGAACAACCGGTCGACCGGTCTTGTCGAGAATGAACGGGTTATGGTCTGACGATTCGTTTTTTTGATGCCGTTCGTCGCCGATTGAGCCGTCGCTTTTCTTCGACCGTTTCGGATACGCTTTATTTAGTTGAGCCAAAAGGACATTCAGACTAAGCGCTACATACCAAGTTTTCTTACTCATAAATTACTCCGTACGAAAAAAGAACTTTGGGATTTTGATTACGTTTCGACCGCTTGAAATGTTATCGCGTCAACGTGGTCGCCGTGTACGCCGAGAATGTAATAGGTCGGCGTTCGCGGATTCGGAGCGACGCGGAACATCTTCAAGCCGGTCAAGTTCGCGTTCATATACTTATTCAGGTCTTCCCATCCAACGTTTGGGTGTATCCGTATTTGATGTTGGAAAAACTGCGATACCGACCGCTGTACAACGTGCGCGGGGTCGACGGCAAGGGCGGCGCCGAACGTGTCTTCGTCGGTAATAACTTTCGGGTCGGCAAATTTAAGAGTTGTTAGGTCGCTGTTCGTTTCCGATATATAAGTCATTCCCTTGCATCTGTCAGTTAAGCCCATAAACACAAGGTCGAAGCCCGCCGTACTTGTCGGGGTCGGGGTTCGGGTCGTCGGCGTCGGCGCCGTCGAACAAGCGCTGATTAGAAAAAGTATCGCAAAGGCAAAAACCAAAAACTTCATATTCATAATTTTTACTCCGTTTTCTGTAATTCAGATTCCGATATGTCGGACGCGTCCGACGGCGCGGTTTCGAAAATAAGCCAATCCAATTCAAGATAATCGTTCGGTGTTAGCGGGTCGGGAATAGTGTCGAATTTCCTTTCCAAGTCAACGGGCAAAAACGGTTCGCCTATGATTTCAACTTCGACGGCTTGCATTGCGCGTAATTCATAATCGAATTCCGGTTGCCTTGCGCCCATAAAATAGACTTCGTTTTGCGGATTTTCTTTCGTCGGCGCGGGCGTTAGCTTGCCGTACTTTTTGCATAGTTCAATGCGTTGCCGGTCGTATTCTTCGAATTGTTCTTTGATTTGTTTCCAAACATTTTTAAGACGAAACTTCGTCGCCGCCGACAAGCCGCTATCAGAAGTAAAGCGAAGTATCGCGCCGGAATTCACTGAATTTACAATGGTCTTAATCGTAATTTTCATATTGTCAGTCGGGTTTGAAATGCCCGACGATTATTAAAACACAAGTTGGCGAAAATTCCAACTTACTTCGGTTTGACAGGTATTTCGGCGTTCGCTTCAATAAGTTCTTCGCGTTCGGTTTCTTTTGCTACAACCGCGACCTTCAAAGCGTTCAAATTGGCAAGTTCTCTTTGTGCCGGTTCGAGTCGATTTAACGTTACGTCGTCAATCAACTTTTGCAAATGCTGACTTGTCGTCGGCTGAAATGGTTGTAGTTCGGGAACGCCGTCGGCTTCGCGGTATTTGCGTTCAAGAAGCATTATCGTGTCCCCGTTGCCAAATTCCAACGACAATCTGCCGTCGGCTAATTTTCTTTCTGCGTCGTCTATCATTATTTTTACTCCTAAACTAAAGCTACTTTGTAAAGCGTACCACTGTCGTTTATTACCCACCAATACGAAGGAACCGTTGTATTACAATGAATACCACAGTCCCCGTTGTTCGGGAACTCCGTTGTAGACGGGCTTCCACTGGAAGTGGTTCTACCAAGAAATCTAAGATTTCCCATAAACTTGACGGCATCATTAAACTTGACGGCGGGTACGGAGCCGACGCAGTCGATTGTGAGTTCGCCGGTCGTAGTCGAAACGATAAACGTAGCATACACCGATGCAGTATTTTCTAGCCGCAATTGTTCGCTAGCATCGCGTACTTGCAAGCGGGCGGTCGGGGACGTATTGCCGCTACCGATACCGAACTTTCCAACGTGGTACGAAAACATATCGGGTTCAAAATACAGTCCGTATTTATTAGTTCCGACCGCCGTATTACTGTGTGCATAAATCAGGTAATTGTTCGTTATAGTTCCGCTGTTAGCATACCCTTCAAAAGCAATTCCCCGCGCAGATGTAATTGTTTGAGTTCCGTTGACTAACTCTACCTTCATTCCGGTAAAATTCGGTAGGGTCGACGCGCTGTTCGTATGCTGATACTTTACATAATTTGCAATCAGCGAACTTGAAACATTACCGCCGTTTATCAAGTTCAAATACAGTCCGCGAAAATTAACGGTTTGCCCGTTGTTATTCATTTGAATAAGCGTACTACCGCCGTCTTGAACGACCGCCGAAGCGCCCGTCGTAAATACAGACCAAAATCCGTACGCGGTCTGCACAGACGCCAATGCTTCTGCCTGAAATTTTCCGGCGTACAAAACTCCGTTAAAACCACTTGCCGCCGCCGTCTGTGTTACGGTCGCATTTACGCCATAAAGTCCGTTTGTCGTAGCGCTCGAATTCCTGATTCCGATTTCGAGTCCCGTTGTATCCGTACTAAAAGCGCCGGTCGCGTAGACATAAAAATATCTCGGTGCCGACGGGTTCGGTTGCGTCGCACCGTTCGCGTTAAACGTTCCGCCTTTAACGTCGCCGGTCAACGTCGGGGACGCCGACAAAACATTCGAGCCGCTTCCCGTACTTGTCGTAACACCGGTTCCGCCGTTGGCGACCGGTAAGGTTCCGGTAACTCCGTTGGCAAGATTGATTTGCGACCACGCCGGATTATTCGAAGCGCCGGTATTCGCAAGATATCGGGTCGCGCTTGTATTTTTGGCAAGTCGGGAATATACGTTACCCGCGCTTGCATAGATAATTTCGCCCTGTGTCGCCGCCGTCATTCCGGTTCCGCCTTTAGTTACCGGTATAGTAGTACCGTTCCAAGTCCCTTGATGTTCGCCGATTAAGTATTGCGCTGACAAAGCGATACTTGGCATAGCAAAAGTTTGTGCGTCGTCGTCGTAAATTGCCGTTGTGCTGTTATTAAGCCCGTCAAGGTCGCCAAACTTAATAATCCCGTTTTCGATACGAATAACCGTAAAGCCGTCGCCAATTTGCAGACGCGTTCCGTCGTCAAAGAATCGGGTCGCGGCTTGCACGTTGCCCGCCGAATTCAACTGCAATAATTGACCGGCGACCGCCGCCGACAAATCAAAGGTCGGAATGTTATAGACGGATTGGTCGCCCGCGCGGGCGGCGCGTACGGTTGCAGTTACAGGTATTCGATTGCTACTTCCGTTAAGTTCGGTCGATTGCGCTTGTCGGTAAGTGATTAAGTCGATACTAAATCCGTCGTAATGATTTTCGATAACTACGCCAAGTTGAAACGGCGTCGCCGGTGCGATAAGTGTGTCGCCTTGTTCTGCTTTATATTTCGCGTGTCCGTTAAGCCGGAACCGAAGCTGTCCGTTTTCCCGCGAAATAGTGCAGACATCGGCGCTTGAGATAGACGACGGGTGCGAATAAACCCCTGTGCCGAAAACAGTTACTTCGATAAAATTGTCGTCGGTGTGATGGATAGCAAAGGGAATGTCTACGCCGTTTAGAGTCGGTTCGACGACCGCCCCTACCCAAGCGTCCATATCATCGGCGAAATGAAATTCCCAAAGCCCGTCTTCGTTCGCCCCTATTTCGTTGACCGTGCGACCGTTTGACAGTCCGCTTGTCTGCATTACGGTTCCGCCGCCGTTGTCAACTTCCAAATTGACAAGATTCTGCCACGTTGGAAGGGTCGCTTGCGTCGGTATCAAATCGCCCGATACTTGTAGATAAGGCGATATTTCCATATCCGCCGTATACATCGCGACGCTTCCCCAAAGTGGAAAAAGCTGAATAACTTCGGGGAATAAAAAGACTTGGGTTCGCACACGAACCCCATTGACTTCGGTAATTCGGTCGACCGTCCAGACTGGATTTTCCGACCAAGAAATTGCCGGTGTCATAACGAGAACGAATTCGTCGCCCGCTACATAACTACCGATGTTAAAAATAGAAGGGGTGCCGTCGTCGAGCCAAACCGCTTCGACGCTTGCATCATCGTTGAACTTAACCCCGTAAAAGAATTGTTCATAGTCGACGACGTACGGCGAACCACTTCCGCCGTCGCGGGTCAACCCCATACAGCGCATCGTATTGGTATCAGGTAGCGGCGGCGTTCGGAAAAATGCGGGTACGCGGTCGGTAAGAATCGACCAAGACGTAGACGCACCCGCGTTCCACCCGTCGCCAAGTGTCTTTGAAAGATACCCGAATCGAACAACGTTGGCGCCGGTCGGGTCTACCCAATCTAGCCCAGGCGGAAGTACGAAATCGAGCGCGGCGTATGTGGTGCTACGAACACCGGAACGCGAAACAGCATACACACGCCGCGCTGTCAGTAGGGTACGAGCAGTTTCCCGATACCCTAACCCTGCAATGAATTGGTGAATAACACGGTCTTCGGAGTCCGTAACATAGTAGCCGCCAACATTCAGCGACGGGGACGGTTGCCAACTCCAATTAAGATTGATTCCGTCAAAGACGCATTCTAACGACGTAGGCGGTTCGGGGGTTGACGTATCCCCGACAATCTCAATAAAAGCCTTCTTGTGTACCGCAAACGGCAAAGAGACGCCCGCTTGACTTTCGGATACGACGCAAATTTCGTGTATTCCGCGACCTAGCGCGTCGACCGAAAACGGAGCCTCTAAAGTTACGGGGTCGGGCAATAAGATTCGGTCGGTTTGTTGCCAAGTTGCCGACGCTTCAACGATACGAATATCGCCGGTTCCATTGGTAAGAAAATCGACCGCGACGCCGCCGACGCGAAGTTGATAGTCGTCGCCGCTTACACTATGCAATTCGTAAACGATGTCGTTCGTAATTTGATGCGGCAAGGTTCCGCCCGCCAACGGGAAAATGTAAACGTTGGAACCGGCTAGCCCTTGAAGAATATCGTTATCTGCCGTCGTGTCGCCGGTAACATAGTTCGTGATATTCGCCAAACTCACGGCGGCTACAATCGTACCGAACGAACGATAGAACACGCGACCGCGTTGGCTTGACCAAGGCGAAAAGGTTGCTATCGCGTCGATAACCGGAACCGATGCGCCGTCGACGGTTCGAACGGATTCGGTAAGTTCCAAGTCTGCAATAACCGGCGGCGGGACGTATTGCGCCCCGATGTTGTTATGGCGAATCGGGACAACCGCGCCGTGTGCGGTATCACTGTAAAAGTCCGCTGTGATTTGAGCAACTTCGAAATACCGCATTTCTACGTCGCCGCCGACCGCAAGTTTTTCGTCGATTATCATTCCAAGCGCGGGCGTCCCTTCGGGGTATCCGCTTGCGGGGTCAATAACCAAACAAAAGTCGCCTTTTGCGGCTTCAAGATTGTCGAGAAATGCTTCGACCGTCCACGCGACATCAAGGTCGGTTTTCAGACGAGCGCGGGTTTCCGTAATTCGGGAACCCTGCGACATAGTCATTACGCCGTATTCGATAATGCCCGAATCTATCAAGTCGCCGACGGCATCGCGCCGTTCCGGTCGGTCGATATAGTCGTACTTTTTGGTTAGTTGCGGGTCGTCAAGGTCGCGTACCGAATAGCGGTAATAGTTCGGAGCCGAACGCGGGTCGCGCCGCTTGATAGTGATTCGTCGACAATTCGTCGGCGTCGACGACAGCGGGTCGGCGTTAAAGACGGCTTTAATTGGTCGGTCGGGCGTTGTAAGGATTTCAATTAAACCGTCTACGTCTTGCCAAGATACGCCGCCGCATACCGCGATTTCATTTTCGAATAGTTCGCCGATTGATACCCTACCGACAATAGCGACGCCGCCCGTGAAGCGTTCCACTTGGCGCGGTACGGCGGTCGTTCCCGACGGCATCAGACGAATATCTTTAACCACTTGTGAAGCGGTATTGATACCGATTGCAAGATAGAACAAGCCCGCCGGTTGTCCGGCAACGGTAATTGCTTCGAGCGATAGTGGGATATTGTTTTTGAAGGCTTTGAACTCGCGGTCGATGTACTCAATTCGGAGCCGGTCGCTTGGAAATACGGTTCCGATGTTCGTTTGTGTCGTACCGTTCGAATAGTACAGAACGTTGCCGTCGGCAATAAGTCCGTGTGCGAACGTCGCCGCCGTCGACGAAGCCGAAAATACCAAGCGGATTTTTCCGCCCTGATACTTCCCTTCAATCGACGCATTGATAAGCGGGTCGAACGCGGCGGATACGGCGTCAAGCCAACCGGTCGCCGCCGACCGTGTAAGATTGCCGGTCGTATTGTCGTAGGTGAGTCCCGCTGGTAAGGTCGTAAAACTTGCGGGCGTTGCCGGTACGTTTGCACCGCCCACCCAAGGAATTTTTTGAGAACATCGGTTCTTCCAATCTACCCAAGATGAGCCAAGGCGAAACGTCGATAGTCCGCCGTCGTAGACTAAAACATCGTAAGCGATATGCGCGGGGTTTCGCGAAGAAACGGTCGTATTAAACCAAGTCGGAATAAGCCCGAATTCGGGGTCGTATTCAATGTCCCGAACAAGTTTGCCGTTCATTAGAACTTTCAACTTCGTCGGTTCGTCTTCACCGTTCGACAATTCAGCGGGTATCAAAACTTCAAGGTAGGAAATACCGGCAAAGTTTTGTTTGAGGTTCGGGAAGAATTCGGGTATGCCCTGCTGTGTGTCAAACAGTCCGACGCCGTTCGCATTGAAGACAAAACATTCGGGTACGGAATCTACCGTAAAGTCGATAGTTCCGCTACCGGTCGATTCTTCTATTTCAAAGCTGTCAGTTAGCGCCGCCTTGACTTTGAACTTACGGAATTCTTCTAAGAAAATATTCGAACCGATTTCCGGCATTTTGCCGCCCGCTAGTCGGGAACGGAAAGCGACGGTTGTTCCGTTCGCGTATCCGTGTGCAAGCGAATTGACCTTATTGTCGCCCGCCGTGAAAGTGCAAGCCTTGTAAACCGGTGCCGTTGCCGGTATCGTTCCGGCGTGAAACTTCCAATTTCTTGCGCCGGACGCGTCGAATTCCGGCAATTCAAAACCGGCATATAAAACTTTCTGTACGCCTTCGCATCCAAGGTCGCCGACGAACCGCGCACCTTCGGACAAAAAGACTATGAAGCCTGTACGTTGTCCCGATGCGTTCGGAAGATAAAAGACGTTCAATCCTTGCGTGATGCCAACGTGGTACAGTCGCGGCAAAATCGGATTTTCCGTCGAATCTTTCGTTCGTAATACAAACTTCCCCGCCATAATTAAAGATTATTGTTATATACCGGTTTTTGATTGTGTGCCGACAAATACTTACCTATCTCGCGTCCCGCTAAATATGTATGCGGGTCGGTCATTCCAATTTTTACTACATAGCCCGATGGGGCGATAGTTGCTTTGAACGGCGTCAAAAACTTTCGACCTAAAACGTGTTCGACAATCCGCGCTTGCGTTTCGTCGTCGCCTACCAAATCGTTTTCTTGTTGCCATATCAGCGCCCGCGAAGGCTTGTTGTCGGTCGCTAACAAAGACAATACGCCGGTTCCGCGCGTGTCTTCAAAGTGCGTTAGGAAAGGATGCGATACCGACACAATGCCGGACGCGCCCGACGGCGCTTCGATTAAGTACCGATATTCCGCCCATATAATTTCGACCGATTCGACCAAACCGATTTCTTCGTTATGGTTTAACATTCGGTCGCCGCGTTTCAAAGTATCGCCGGTCGGAGTTCCGTCGACGGTTCGGAAATAAGATTCGACATCATAGCAACCTTGATTGCCGCCGGTCGGCGTCGTATCCGTCCCGAAGCCGGTTCCAAGTATCGTGTTCGGGTTGAAGAAAGTCACGCCTTGAAAAACGTCTTGTTGTCCGTAAAACGCACAGCCGCCAACTTTGTCGTCGAGTACCTTCGTACAGGTCAAACCGGTTGTTCCGGTCGCGCGACACCAAGACTTGCCACTATTAACGCCAAGGATATTCAGACACTTTTGGGTAAGCTGTCGACCGCCGACGGTAATGTCTTTGTCGGACATATCCGACACAAAAGAAATCGTTGCAATTTCGTGGTCGCCTTCAATACCCTTCAACCGACCAATAGCATAGAGCAAGCCTTCGTACGAACCGTCCGACTTTTTGAAACATATATAGACGTTGACATCGGCGTCGTCGAATAGCCGGTCTTCTTCGGGAATTAAAGCCGAAATCAGATAGTCGAGATTTGTAACTGTAAAAGGGGTAGCGCCGTCGGTTGCGGCGGTCTGTGTGAAAACTATGTCCGGCGGCGAAGTTACTTTCCCGATGTACGGTTGCGGCGATATTGCAACCGATACGCCCGCCGTAGACTTCGAAGTCATAGTCAGCGGTTGTGTAGAAAAGTAAATATGTGCGCCGGTTCGGAGCGTGACATCAAACGCTAAATGAGTATTGTACGCCCGCGAATCCATAGCCGCGCGCGATTCGAAAAAACTCCGAATAAATGGCGATAAAGGTCTTCCGTACATTAAAGTTCACCCGCAAGTTTAGATTCGACAAGGTCGACAAATCCGTCGTCTTGCCCCGACGCAATAAGCGGTTTGATTTTGAGAATCGTAGCCTTGCCGGAAGACTGCGAGACAATCTTATCAGCGGATTCTTGGTCGGCAACGATAACGAATTGGAACTTGTTTTCGCCGGAACCGCCGCCGGTCGACGGGCGGTCTGAATATGCCCGTTCCTGTGATACGACGGACGGCGAATAGATGCTTGCGCCGCGTACGCCCGCACGGTTCAAAGCGGGGTAGCCGCCAAGTGCCGCAACGTCCCGACGGGTCAAGATTGCTTCGGTTTCAGGATTGAGTCGAGCAAGCATCGTATCGTTGTACGAGTTCCGCGAAGTCGACGCAACCGAATTAACATACCGCGTCATACCGCCACCGTCGAACGTCGGAACGTAGGCGTCGTCTTGTGCGCGGGCGAAGTCGGATTTTCGACCGGCAACTTTAATCTGTTCGATGATTACGTCAAGTTCCCGAACCGTTTGCAAAGCGTGTCGTCGCGTCTTGCTGTCGGTCAACGATTGACTTTGTTGCATATAGTTATCGCGAATTGCTTGAGCGTTTGCCAATGCCGAAATCGAATCCATTTGACCGGCGTTCGTTCGCTTCAAGATTTCGTTCAACTGTTTTTTTGCATCTGTTAGAAACGCGTTTCTTTGGGTTTCTTCTTGTCGACGTTTCTTATTGCGACCAAGCAACCACGAACCAACTAAAAGCGGGACGGCGACCGCCGCGAGAATACCCGTCGCCGCTAACGTTCCGCCAAGCGCCCCGACAAGCCCGCCGATAACGCCGCCGGACGCGCCGATAGCGCCGGTTCCGATGCCGAGTGCCAAGCCGCCCGCCAAACCGCCAAGCCCGCCTAGTATTTGTCCGCCGATTGATTGTCCGCCTAACGCTGAACCAAGTGAGAGTCCAAGCAACGGAGCCATTGCACCAAGACTTTTCCCGAAATCTTTGAACGAACCGCCCGCCAACAACGAAGACGCCGCCGAAGTTCCGGCGCCGCCGACCGTGCCGGACACGCCGCCACCGCGACCGCCACCGGTTGAATTATTTGGGTCGGGCAACGGGAAAGGGCTTTCGCGTTGGTCGGCGCTTTGTACGCCGATAGCGCTTACCAATGCCGATGCCAAGTCCGCGTTTGAAATTGGCGGCGGCGGCGCGACGTTCGGTGTCGCGCCGTTTCCGGTCGTAGTCACGCCGACCGGCGCGGCTTGATTTCCGCCGCTACCACCTGATAAAACGTTTTGAATAATACCGGTCAAACTTGCGCCGCCGTCCCCGCCGCCGCCGCGTTGACCGGTCGGAATACCGGAACCGCCGCCGCCGGTCGGAACCGCCGTACCGCCGCCCGTCGGATTGACGCCAAGTATTTGCATCAAAAGCGGGTTGACAAGCAACTTCGTAAGACTTGATAGAAGCTGGCTAATCGCCGAACCGACAAGCGGAATTTTCTTCGTCAACCGGTCGAAAACGCTGTCAATTCCACTCCAAACACTGTCGATAGATTGCGTCTTGAAATCGGAATAGATTTCGGTCAATCCGCGCATACCGGCAACGTGTTCCAACACGGTCGCGTTCGCGCGTCCGGCGTGAAAGACGGTAAGGTCGCCGATTCGAACCCGCGCCGCCGCGATGTCACCTTCGGCGTCCAAGATATCGCGTTCGATGTTCAATTGTTCGGTTAAAGCGGCGTTGCGACGAATAGCTTCGACGAACAAAGGTTCCGCGCTTAATGTTCGGATTTGGATTATTTCGGCTTCGGTCTTCCCGACATTTACAAGCGTCTGATAGTATTCCCGTTCCGTCTTCAACCGTTCCAATTTTGCGTCGCGTCCGCCGCGTCCGAATTCTTCCTTCAAACCTTCGATGTCCGACGACAAGCCGGTCAACGTCCGCCCGCGTTGTTCGTCGCGAACCGCTTTCAGTCCGGCAAGGAATTTCGTGTCGCGGGTTCGGTACTTTTCGAGTTCGTCGTTAATTTGAATCAAGTTCCGTATAGCGTCCCCGTAGATACGATTGCGGGCGATTTGTGCATCGTTTAAGGCTTCCTCTTTGCGCAACGGGTCGTCGGAAACTAATTCATTCAAACGTGCTTGTGAGGTCGCCAATTCATCCTTTTGAGTGATATTAACCGCCGTCAATAGATTCACGCGTTCGATGCCTATACGTTCCGCGTCGGTCAATTCGTTATGCTCTTTTAACTGTTGGTCGTACGCCTTCAAAGCGTCGACGGATTTTTGCGACAAACTTTCGATAGCAATGTTCCCAAACGCCGCAAAGCTCGACTTCGTAATCGTCGTGTCATTGCGAAGAGTATCATCGGGCGGTGGCGGCGCGGCGGTAGTCGGAACGTCGACCGGCAACGGGAACTTATACGCGCCGCGCGTACTTGTCACATTCGGAAACTTCGGTACGAACGGGGTCGGTGCCGCGTTGACCGGCGAACTTTGGTCAAGTGCTTTCATTGCTTCGTTGAAAACGTACACTTGGTCGCGAATGTATTTCTTTGTTTTCTTTCCGCGATTGCCGCCGCCTTCGCCCGCAAAGTACGTTGCAAATGCTTCGGGAATTCCGCCCTTCAAAGCGCCGCCGCCGCCGAATCCGCGCACAAGATATCTTGCCGCGCCTTCCGCCGCTTGTTCGAAGTTGTTCGGGTCGCGGACGCCAAGTTTACGTTGAGTGTCCGGCAACTGTTGGAAGTATCCTTCGGCGCCCTCTTCGGATACCAAGCCCTTACGTCCCGATGATTCGCGATACAGGGTCGCTTTCAGCAAAACGAATAGTTGTTGCGGGTCGAAGTTGTATCTTGCCGCGACCGCGTTTGCCGCTTTCGTGAGTTCCGCGTCGCGGGTAGTATTTCGAAGAACGTTGTTCAATACTTCCGCCGCACGTTTCGACGGAGCCGCCGCCGCCGCCGCTTCACCGGTCGTATAAGTAAGGGTTTTGTCAAAGCCCGAACCGGAAATCGCCTTGAGAATAGATTCAAGTAGCAAGTTCGCCTTGTCGAGCCGACCGAGTACCGGCGCTTGTTCGGGTTTCGCGGACGCCGCTATCGCCTTGCCCGCCGTGATAATCGGATTGTCGGGGAAGTCTTCGCCGTTCAACAAGCGGATTTCCGCGACGGTCTGCAATAGCTTCTGCGATTTCGCCGTTTCGTTTGCTTGGAAGTCGAGAAATGCCTTGGCTTCGATTTCTCTTTGGTTCCGCGTTTCGTCGGCGACCAAGTCCGTCCGTTTACGGAGTTCTACCGCGATTTCAGACGTAAGCTGTTGTTCGGCGTCCCGTCGGGCGCGTAAACCTGTCAGATACGCCGTATCCGCCCGCGTTTGTGCATCTACGACGGTAGCGGTTGCCGTTAGACGGGCTACGATGATTTTGTCGTCGGCGCTTTGAATTTCCTTGTAGATATTCAGAACGTCGTCGCGAAGATTCTTCACGCGTTCGAGTTGTTCCCGTTCCGTACGGGCGCCGCCCGCCGTCGTCGGCAACGAACCCGACAATGATGTTCCAAGTTCGCGGCGCAAGTCGATGATTTGTTCCAAGTCCCGACGGACGCGTTCGAGTTCTTCTTTCTCAAACCGGATTTTGAAAGCGGTCGAATTGACGTTCTGGAAACTTTGAACTTCCCCGCGCAACTTCCGCACAGAATCGGTAAGCGATTCGGTTTCCGTCTTTTGGCGGTTCCGGCGTTCCGACGCTTTTTCCTCAAGGGCTTTGTTGACTTTCTCGAAATCGTTTTGCGCTTTCAGAATATCGCCGAACGAAACGTCTTGACCGTCGACCGTGCGGCGGGTATTAACCTTCGCATCTTCGTATGCACGTTTCGCAAGGTCAACGTCGCCTTTCGCGTCGAAGGAAATTTGAGCCTGTACGTCGTTGATAAACTTCCGGCGGGCGGCGACGACGCCGCTAATATTACCCTGTGCTTCCAAGCCTTTGAGCGCTTTGATTTGGTCGTAGATTGCATCGGTCGTCGTATCGACCGCCGCGACCGCGTTGTCTTGTGCAGATGCAAAGAAGTTGATTGTGTTTTTCGCGTCCGCCGCCGTTGTCTGAATCGTACCGAACGCCGACGTTTGGTCAATAAGTTGGTCAGTCGTTACGCCAAGCCCGCCCGCCAATGCTTTCTGTGTATTCAGCAAGTCGGTCGCTTCCGTTCGCAAGGCGCTGATTGCGTTCCGGCTATCGGCGATTTCCGATTCAGCTTGTCGGCTTAATGCGGCGGTTCGAGCAGAATCCAAATCTTGTACGCCATTCAGATTTCCGCTAAGACGGATTTGCGACAAACGTACCGCTTGAGCAGTTTCTTTTTCATTGATAGCGTTAATTTTCTCAAGCAATTGTCCGGTCGTCGTTCGGGCTAAGACATTCAGTTCTTCGTTGCGGGCGTTCCGCAATGCGACCACTTCCGCCGTAAGTGCTTGCGTCTTGCCGATTTCTTGCGACATTACGTCGACGCGGGTTTTTGATTCGGAATTCAAGCCGACGTAAACATCTTTTAACGCCGTACTTTCTTTTGACAGTCCGTCGGTCGACGCGCTAGCCGCGTTAAGTCGGGTTTCCTGTGCGGTCAGGGCGTCCCGCTGTTCAATAATCGAATCGACCGCCGCTTTGGATATTGAAACTTGCTGTGTCTGTGCGGAATTATACGAACTGTACGCGACGACAGCGGCGGCGACAATCCCGACGACGCCAAGGATACCGGCGCCGAGCAAAGCCATTGAGCCGATTGACAGCGTCGTTACCGCTTGCATTCCGGTCAATACGAGCGTTATCGCTTTGATAGACGTTACCAACTGCGAACCCGCCAACGAATTCGCTATTTGTGAAGCGGTCAGGGCGCCGGTACTTGTCGCGGCAAGCGCCGCCGCCGCCGCCATTGCAATCAAAGCGGTCGTCAAAATTACCACTACGGAAGTATTCTTTCCGATAAAATCCAAGACGGTTACAAGTCCCGACATTGAAGCCTGTACCGCTGTGTTTTTAATTATAAAATCGCCAAGCGACGCTAGAAATCGTTGGTACGCGGATTCGACCTGTACGATTTTGCCTTGATAGGTGTTTAACAGTTTTGTTGAATCGCCAAGTTGAAGTGATGATTCTTTTAGCAAACCTTGATACAAGGCTTCGCGGGCGGCGGCGCCTTTTACCTTGTCGGAAAGGTCTTGTAATTCGAACCCGCGTTCCTTCAATATGACGGAAAGATTTTTCGTAACACCGGCATTGTCGACAAGAATAGAGTTCTGATTTTTGATACCTTCCGTCGCGGTCGCGATAGCCTGTCCGAAGGTATAAGTTGATTGTCGACCGAACGCCGCCGTGTCGCCGAACCGTTTAATGATTTCCGTCGATTGTTGAAGACCGAACCCCGACGCAAGCAGATTCTTCATTGATAGCGCCGCGTCCCCGACGGACAGCAAACCGGATTTCACAAGGTCAAGGTTTTTGACGGCGCCGATAGTTTCGGCTTCGGACAGACCTATGTTCTTTCCGAGTGAACCCGCACCCTTGAATGCCGCTTCGAATTTACTTGCGGTATTTATCGCTAGACCTAAGACATTGGAAAAGCCGGTCGCGAAGGATTGAACCATACTAGCCGTAAGGTTCGCAAAGAAGTTCGCTCCAAATGAAGAATTGAAATTTGTCGCCGCGTTCGAAGCCGCCCGTTGCGCTTGCGCGGCTATACCGCCTAGTTGCTGATTAAACGAATTGACGCCCGCCGCAGAACCCGCAGAATTTACAAGGATATTGACAATGACATTTGCCGAGGCGTTCATATTTTCAAGGCAAAATCCGTATTTTGCGAAAACTTGTCAGGCGGCGTTATTTGGATAAACAGGCTATAATTCCAAAAGCGAATATAACCCCCGCCGATACTTCGTAAAAACGCGTCAGACGGGACGCTGTAACCGGTCGTACGGACGTATGCGGACGTTCTCGCAAGGTTTCGGTCTGAAAACGTACCGTCGCCGCCGTTAGCAACGTTATGGCACGGTATTTGTCCGCCATTGTCATAGTTCGTTTGTTTTCAGAAAGTCGCATATTTCAGCCGATAATTGCGGGTGTCGTTCGAAATACTGTTCAACCGATTCAAGGTCGCCGCCGTCCGATTTCATTTCCCTTGTCGCGACCGCATCTTCGATAGCGGCAAATAGCGGGTTGCCGGTCGGAACAATCTTGACGTTATCATTCGGCGTGTCGCCGGTCGCCGATTCCCCTTCGACGGTACGGAACGCACGTTCCGCCGCTTTGTATGCTTCGACCGCCCAAGCCGGTAAGGTTGTTTCGAGAAAGTGCCGTTCTTCGTCTAGTTCGCATAACCGTACTTCCCTAAAGGTCATTGCCGCTTGGAACATTCCCAAAAACTCCGTCGGCGTCGATTCTGCTTTTGTGTAAAACAGTTTGCAGTTTTCGGGTTTGCAATATTTTTCAATCGTAGTCGCCCGCCTAAACACTATGCCCGATGTTTCGCAAACCGATTCGGTCGGGCATCTTTCGTCCGGCTTGAGGGCGAAGACCGCGCGGGTTCGGTCTTCCGCCCATTTTTCAAACCGTTCTAGGATTTTCCCACATCGCCCGATACCTCACCCATTGCGATTGTAACGGCGGTTCGTTTGACGCCCGCCGGAATTCGCAAAAGGTCGGCGGCGTCTTTAACGTTGACAGGGGCGCCGTTGTAAACACAGCCTTCGACGCGTTCGATAAGTTTGTCGAATAGTTCGACCGTCTTGTCGGTGTTGAAGTACCGTTCTTCGCGGGCGCCGCCGCCCTTAATCGGTATCTTGTAGCCGAGAAAACATTTCGTCTGCCAAAACGACAATTCTTTGCTTGTCGGTTCGCGAAAGATGTAGCGTCCGATGTTGGTCGGATTCGAGAATGTCCCGTCGTCGTTTTGCTCGACGCCGAATTCCTGTTTAACGACAATGTACCGAACTTCATTCAGAACCAAGATGCGGGCTTCGTCGGTTTCCGGCTTCTCTACTTCGATTTTGCCGCCATACATACGGGCAACGGCGGCGCGGGCGTGTTTGACCGGTATCAACTGCGCAACGGTTATCTGATGCGGCTTGCCGTCTTTGCCGGTATCGGTTCGGACAACATCGCGGGCGTTCAACGTCGCGGACGCGTCGCCGTCGGCGGTAAGTTTGAAGCCGCGAACTTTTTCGAGATTGTCTACGAAATAACGCCAATCTGCCGTAGCGTAATCGGTCGTTTCCTGTGTCGGGTTAAAGCCATTGACGCGGGCGGGCGACGTAAGAATCAGCGTCTTTCGCAGATTGTCGCCGCGTCGTTCGGACGCAAGGTCGGGTATCTTGAAATCGAATTCGGTTCCGTCTTTCAAAACAACGTGCGGCGGGGTCGCAAAGTCGACCGGCGGAAGATTCGCAGGGTCGAAGTCGTCTTCTTCAACGTCAATGTCGCCGTCCAAACCGGCAAAGAAATCTTGTGTTTCGGGTTCGTCGGACGCGTCCGACAATGTTTCGGTTATGACGGGGTTTTTGTCGCCGTCTTGTATTGGTGTTTCGGTGTTCATATTTTGGTTTCCTTTTAAGGGTAAAGGCGCGGGTTTCGCGTCCGCGCCGTTGTTTCGGGTTGATGTGATTCGACCGAACCGTTAGTTCAGTATTATCACGGTTTCTTTTCCGGCTTTGGTTCCGGCGCCGGTTCGTTAGATAGCGGCGCGGGAAGTTCGGTCGGTGCGGCGGGTTGAGACGGCGGCGGTTCCGCCGGTGCAAAACCGTCGACCGGAGTTCCGAGCATTTCTTCCCGTTCTTTGGCGGCTAACTTTATCATTTTTTCGTCGATAAGTTCGCCGTCCGCGTTGAAATGTTCCGGCTTGTATTCCGGCGCCGCTTTTGGTGATTTTTCTTCGTCTTTCATAGTCTATACTCCTTTATAAAAACTTCCGGCGATTAGTTAATGACCGATATGTCGTGAGTTGTGAACTGCAATTGGTGAACGCCGAAATACGAGCCGTTTCGTACCGGAAACACTTGCACATCGACGACGGCAAGGTTGTTGTCGTCGCCACCGCGAATGTTGCGGAAGTACGATTTGCCGACTGCGATACCGACCTTGAATTGGTTGTTAGCGGCGGTCGTCGGGTGACACGAACCCTTCATTTCGATAAGGAACGATGTTATCGCCGTATCCAACTGCGCGGAGTTCCATTCAAGCATTGCGCCGTCGTGAGCAACACGGAATTCCAACGAAACGGTTTCGTCGGACGCGTTCAAGAAACTGCGATACCATCCACGCGTCGGACAGGCGGCGGCGGCGACGCGGGACATACCGGCGCGAAGGTCGTTCGTGTCGATATTGTTATTGGAAGACCAACTGAAAGACTTCCAACGTCCTTGCAACGAACGGGCGGAACCGTCGTTATAGGTTATAGCTGTTTCAGGTCCGAGCATATCCCGCAGCGGGTCGCGGGTTGGAGCCGTAAACGTTCCCGCCGAAACGTACGTCGCGGCGTCAAGATACAAGCCGGTGCCGATAAGTCCCGAAGTGTATCGCGGGTCGTCGACGCCGTTTTGCTGAATCTGCAAAGAGCCGCCGACACAACCGGCGTAGACAAAGTAAGCACCGTTGTTCTTCATTATGATAGAGGTGCCTGGCAATTGGCGACCGCCCGCGCCGGTATCCATATTGCGCTTGAGAAACGTATGCTTAAACAGCTTCGTTGCTTCGACCGTCGCAATCGCAACGTCGCCGTCGACGCCGCCCATATGTCGGCGGGCAAGTTTGGCGCAAAGCATATCGGTATTAACGATGTCCGATATGTCGATAGCCATTGGTTCCAAAACGCGCGACCGTTGGAACGTCGGATAAGCCGATGCCGCGCCGCCGCCGATACGCGGTTCGTCAGCTTGCTTTTGAGCGTTCGGCAACGGAAGGATTCGAGCCAAAGTTTCGAAGGTTGCGTAATCCGAAAATAACACCGGCGCTCCGTTATAAGTCACTTCCGAAGCGATGCTATATGCAAAAGTTGTCTGTGTCAGTGTGCTATCAGCCATAATTTTTTTACTCCCTGTTTAAGCGTTATGCGAAACTTTCCCGAATCCGCAATCCTACTTTTGTCATAACGACAATCAGAACTTTGCCGTCTGAATAAGGGTGCGTATCTGAATTTTCAATTTCCAACGGGTACGCGTGGCGGATACGTCCCGTATTCAATCCAAGTGTCGGGTTAGCCCGAAGTACCGCCATTAAAGCCCTTGTTTCCGCTTCTGCAAAAGCCGTTGCGTTTTTGTTCGCGGAACCGTCTGTAATCGGCGTATTCGTTCCGAATTCTACCCGCCAAGACAGATAATCAAAAAAACCCCATACCGCAAAGTTCGCGATGTAGTCGACGGTCATTCCGCCTATTGTGTTTTCAACTCCGTTGGTCGTAATGGGCGTCGTACCCATAAACCCTATGAACCAAGAATGTACGAAGGCGGCGTGTCCGTTTTTCCCCTTCATTTGCGGCGTTACCCGACCAAGTCCCGTCGCGGGGTCAAACTCTAACTTCCATTCCGATTCTACCGTCGCGTTCGGTGCTATCAATTCGATGCAATCTTTTAAACCGCGTCGGGCGTCCCGCCATTCAAAGCCCGCTAGATTTGGATTATTTAGTGCCATTCTCTACCCGTAAAGCAAATTCTTTTGCAAGCCGTTCCGCCGTAGCCTTTGAGATTGCCGCCATTGCCGGTCGCGCCGCTGTAACTGCCGCGTCCCGAATATCGACGGGCTTGATGCCGTCGCGGGCTATCTTTCTCATTATCAAAAACCAAGCCGAACGCGGTATGTTGAACGTCGTAAACCATTCAACTAATTCGGGAAACGGTTCGAAACTATTTCCTACCCGTCTGACCGGCATTTTGGAACCGGCGCGGCGTCCGCCCTGTATATTTTGCCAAGCCGTTCGACCGGTAACGTGTCGCCGGAACATTCCCCGCGAAGCCGAATCAAGAACCCGTTCCATCTTGATTGACTGTAAAGTCTTTGCCGTCGCGACCTTTCGTTTTTGAACAAGTCGGGTCTTAACGGAATTTGTCAAAAGCTGTCCAAGTTCGTCGGCTAATCGGGCGGCTTCCCGCGATATGAAATTCGCGTTTACGTGTACCCGAAGAACGTCGGTCTTGATTTCCATATCAAACAATCGGGGTCGTATCGTTGAATGCCGCTGTAACACCTACCCGAACGCGGTTACTGATAATCGAAGGTGTCGTTTCGCTCGAAATACGATACCGCTTGTACGTTAAATCGGCTTTGACCAAGTCGACGAAAATAGCTTCGGTCAAGATAGTCATATTCCAATTCGGCGGTATGTCAAATACCAAGCGTTCTACCCGCGCGCCGACGGCGGTATCAAACTTACGGACAATCAAAAAGCGTTTCGTCAAGGTCGTCGCGTTCGCCGTGTAGCCGGTTGTCCCGTTGTCCTTCAGGAACCGTACGAACGTATCCTTGCCGTGTCGCCGCAACCGAAAGGCTTCTATCCGCGAGTTGTCCGTGTATTCGCTCATTTTGCATTTGCTTTTGCGGTCGTAAACAGTCCTTCCGCGAACGACGAATCAGACGGCGATGGTTCACCTTTGGCTTCTGTGAGTATCCTTTGAATGACATCATAAGCCCGACCTTCGAGTTCCTTCGCCAACTTTGTCAAGTCCCGATTCTGCCAAGACTGTTGGTCGCCTTCAATGGTTTCGTTCGATAACGCGGGAACCGCCGGACAAACATACGAAGCGGTCAAGTATTTAGCCGCACGTTTGATACGGGGCGAGTATGTCGTTTGTTGACCGGCATCTAAACTAGCAACTGCCGCTTCGACAACTTCAATCGCCGCCCCTTCGTACAACGAAGAACTGATAACGGTATCAGACAATGTATTCTCTGATAGCGTGGTATCAATCGCTTTGCGAATTTCTTCGTAATCCGCTGTATCAAACGTGATAGCCATATCTTATTTTGTCGACGCCGCGACCAAAATCGCTTCGGCGATTTCCGCCTTGTTATTGTCCGCCGTGTATTCCGCGCCGTAGTAATCTGCCATCATTGTCAATTCGCCCTTATTCAAGCGTTTGGACAGTGAATCGACCGTTTCCCCGTCGTCGATGGAAAAAACGTTCTGCGACGCCGTATCGCCCTTTGAGAAGGCTTCTGCGTCGGCGGCGTTGGCTTCCTGTGAAGGGGTTACGAACACTTCGACGCCCGAAGGGGGTGTCCAAGGCGCGTCGGCTTCTTCGTCTTCGGTTTCACGTTCCTTCATTCGACCTTCCGAAATGGCAAGCCGTACGGCGGGCGTCGGGTAAACTTCCGTCCACCGGTCGGCGTCCGCGATAAAGATTTCGCCTTCGGGGTGTCGTTCGTCGCGTTCGGTCAGAACGATTTCCCCGCCGCCGTCTGCTTGCGTCGGCTTGGCGCTTCTTACGAAAATAGTATCTGTTCTCATAATGATTTTTCCTTTTATCAAAAAGCGGGACGCAACGAATCGCGTCCCGCGTTGCATTACCCAAGCCTACATAAACGACGCCCTTGAATTATGCGGCAAGGTTCAGCGTCTTAACAGCAAGCGGTTCGTTGACGGCATAACCTTCGGTTTCGGTCATTACCAAAGATTCCTTTTGTTCGCGAATCCACTTGTCAACTTCGCGGATAGTCGAGCCGATTTCGAAGATGCGTTCGAGAGCGACGCGCTTGTCGATTGCGAGAACCTTGTTCGCCGGAACCGACGCAAGCCAACCGGCGCGAACGCCGTCGCTCAAACCCTGATTGATAGGCTGAAATTGCTGTGCGGCAAAGAGTGTTCCGCCGTTTTGAAGCGGTACGTTCGCCGAACCCATATTCAACATCATCAGTTTCAGAATTACGTCTTCGTTACCGAAAATATGGGTAGCCATAAACGGATTCTGAAACTTCATTTTGAACGCAAGCCACGCCTTGATTGTCGGGGTCGGCGGGGTCGCCGTTGAATCCAACGTCGTCAAGTTGTAGTTTGTCGCCGCCGTACCGGAGTTTCCGTCGCCGTTCACCAAGACATTGATGATAGCGTCGACCTTATCCGCTTCGACGCGAATTGCTACGCGCTGTACGAAGTACGAAAGCAAGTCAATCGGAACCTGACGCAAGGCTTCATAGGTCGCGTCAATTCGACGACCGACCTTACCAAGCGTCAATTGCTTTTCAGCATTCGTGATTGCGATTGCCGGTACTTCGGAACCTTCCGTCACGCGGGCGTTCGTTTTTTCCGCCGCCGCAAGGTCGTTCATAATAAACGGGCGGTAGTAATTCCGGTCGATACCCGTAGTCAAAGCGACAAGTTCCGATACCGGAATAGCCGCCGTGAGTTGTGGTAATCGGACGCCGGAAAACGCCCATTGATTAAGGAACGAGCCAAGTGTCGCGTCCTGTGAAGTGTTCAAGGCGCCGCGTGTTTCCCCAAACGCGACCTTACGCCAAGCCCGCGAAAAGATTTCGGGTATCAAATGACGAGCCTTTTCGTCATTGTTCATAGCGCCAAGGGTCGTCGCCTGAACCCCGTATTCGGGAACGGAACGCGGGATGATTCCCGCCGCCAAAAGAACTCGCTCGAAAGCGTCGACGGAACGGTCGCCCGCGTCGTGTTCGGCGGTCGGGTCAAGATTCTCAAATGCGTTTGAGAGATTTTGACCGCGCGCCGTCAATTCTCTTACCTTGTCGTCATTGAGACTGTCAAGGATTGCCCTTGCCCGTCCCGCTGGCGTTGTAGATACCAATGGATTTTTCATAACATTTTTCCTTCCCTAATCGGGATTTAATTTCAAACAAAGCGGTTCTGCCGAGTTCGCGCAAACGATATTACGCGGCGCGCGCGGCGTTCCCCGATTAACGAAGCATCGCCATTATCGAACCGGCGGCGATTGACTGAATCGGAATACAATGCGTCGCCGCACCCGATTTGACAGTTCCGGCGGTCGCGCCGCCAACTAGACCGGTTGTCCAAGTGATTGCGGAATTGTCCCAAGGCAAATCGCAATAGCCTTGGTCTTGAACCGTACAGTATCCGTCCGGTTCGACCTTTTGCAGTCGACCGAATACTTCCGAGCCGGTCGTCACAAGGTCGACGGTTCCTTCGGCGGAACGCATTACGGCTTTGCCTACGTGCGCAGAACCGTTTTTCTCTGTCGCGGTATATGCGATACCGGCGCCCGCGAGAAAGGTTGTTTCGTGTGCGTTAATGCGATTATATCGCTGATTTCCTAACGGTGGCATAAAATTTATCTACTCCCTATATCAGACTATGAGCCGACGAATCGGCGATAATTGCGGGGACGGTATTAGACGCCGCCCGCGAATTTGCTTACCGGAACGTGTGAAATTTCAGGGTTCCGCTTCGCTTTTTCGGCTTCATCGGCGGTTTCATCATCGCCCGCTCCACCTTCCGAACGTCGACCGCCCGCAAAACGGGTGTCGCCGGTCGCTTTCCATTCCGTCGTGAATGACCGAATCGTTTCGATTTCGTCGATAGATTCGAGCATCGTACGGGTTCTTGTTTGTGCGTCGGCGTCGAACGTGTCGCCTTCCGCGCGAATCTTTTCTTGAATCGCAATGTCGATTTCCGCCGCCCGCAAAGCGTCGTACTTGACGGCTTTGGTCGCGTTGGCTTTTGCCGTACGAACCACTTCCGCTTCGAGCGTTGCACGGTCGGCGTCCGCCGCAAGTGTCATTCCAAGGGCGCCGCCGATAATTCGGAGTACCGGCGACACGGCATCAAGCAAAACGCCGTCTTTCAGGTCGCCGCCGCCCGCCGCCAATCTTGCCTTTTCTGCGTCCGCCGCTAATTCTTGTTCGGTTTTCATAGTTTTTTCACCTGTCCTATTAGTATTCGGCGTACCGCCGTCGTCTTCCGTTTGAGAGCCTTCGGGAACGTAAATACCCCTATCGCCCTTTATCCAAGTCTTGACATCGCGACGGAAACGGAACCGTCGTTCAAGATAGTTTTCTACGTCCGTTTCCAAACGTCCCGCCCGCGCTTCGCGTTCGGCTTTGATAATCATTGCGTTGGTCGTCGCGCCGTCGTAGACCGCCGAAACTTCGGACAGTCGGGCGTTTTCAATCCAAACGAAACACAACTGCATTGGCGGCGTATCATCGCCGTCGGTCGGGTCGATAACTGCATCGCCGGATGCGACCGGATATTCTACACCGGCAACGTGCCGACAATCCCAACTGAAATAGTCTTGTGAACAGACCGAGCAAGTATTCTTGTAGCCTTCCCCTTCCTTGAACCCGATTGATACGTCTTTAACAACGTGGGCTTGAACACCAAGTAAGAACTGCTCAACCGACACTTCGCCTAACTGCAAGTCTCTGTGTGAGTAGAAATCGCCAATAAAGGCGGGCAGGTAGTCATTTGGTAGCGTTTGGGAAGACGCGGGGTCGGCGGTCGATGCCACAGAGTTGACGAATTGACCAACAACGGAGCGTCCGACGGGTAGTTCAAAGTGCCGGTGAGAATTTTGAAAAGCGACCGTTGGCGACGACGCGTCCGACGCGTAATTTTGTAGCGATGATTTCGCCATACGCGTAAAGTACGAATCGAGCGACGAATTCGAACAAGCCGCCCGCCAAAAGCCAAGACGGTCGGGGTCAATACCTGACAACGAACCGTGTTCCTTTTCGATAAGTGCAATAAGTTCTTCGCGGGAATAATCGGTCACACCGGCTTCGCCGTAAACGTCCCCGACCGAACGCGACATCGTTCGAGCGGTCGTTACCATCGGCGGCAATTCCAAGCCAAATTCTTGCAATGTTCGTTCGTTCATAACGCTTTGTGTCGGACGCGTCCGACGGCTTATAGCGGCTTTACTTTTCTCGAAGTCGTTTCGTCTGTTTTTTCGTTCCGAACGCCTTTCGATTTTCGTGGGTCGCGGGCAAATTGCTTACGGGACGCCGTTTTCTCTAAGTTGGTTCGGGCTTCTTCGACAGCGGCGGGTTCGTCGATTATCGTTGTCGACGCGGTTTCAGATACGCCGTTCGGTTTACTTCTGTCTTCATCCATTATTAAGCCCTTAAAAAGAAATTGCCGTCCAAAAAATAGACGGCTTGCAACTGACCGGTTGAACTGAATCGGTAGAACTTTTGTTCGCGATTCTTGCCAAATTGATTACGAAGTTACATCGAACTGAAACGCTTGTCAAGTGAAAAATGAAATATTTGAAATTTATTTTGCAGAACTTATAGCGGTCGACGGGACGGGCGCCGCTTGATGTTGCGTTTCCGCGAAGGGCTTGAATTGATGTCGAGTGAAGCAAAACGGACAGCGGAACCCGACCGGCGTTACGAGAATCATAACGACGACGAACCCGCCGGACGCGTCGACGTAGCCCGCTTGTAGGTTCCGTTTTTGTCGGCGGGCGATATGTTTCCCGCAATGTCGACACGAACCGTTTCCGGCGTCGTCATATTGTAAGGTTTCCGTCATTGAATCTGTATTCGAATCTGCATCTGCAACGTGTCCGGCAAACAGAATCGCCGATTTTCCGTAGTGAACCGTACGCTACCCACTTCAAGGCGGCTTGTTCGAGACAGTCGACGCAATGGTCGGTCGCTCCAAGAATCCGCCGTTCTTCGTTGGCAAAGTTCCCTTCGCGGAACCCGACCGCGTTCGCGAATAACGCGAAGACGCCAAGCCCGTACATTTCCGACCGCGCCGCAAGCATCGTTACGTCCCCGCCGGACGCCGTTTCGCCTATGAGATTTTGAAAGTATTGTTGTTGCCGTCGGGCTTCGTTTTCTGCAAATCCGATTTGATTGTCGGTCGCGTTATCGAATCCGCCGAATGCCGCGACGCCCGCCGCGAGATACGAAGACGAAATGTCGTCGACGGTTTGGAAGTTCCAATCTTCGTACGCGGCGCGAACTTCGTCGGCGTCCGATTCGACGTTTCGCATAGCCGCTTGCAATCGTTCCGCCCGCGACCGATACGTCTTTGCCAAGCCAAGAGAAAACGCGTCTATCCAACCGTATAAGGCGGCATCGGGTACTGTATGCCCGTTGCCGTACCGGTAAACCCGTTTTTCTTTGTCCCAAGTGAATGCCATTGTTTAGCGGCGGCGGCGTTTGATGCCTTCGTCTTGTTTCGGAGTGTAAGAAAGTGCGTAGCGGTTCCCGTATTCCTTCGGGGTTTCAACACGCCAACCGATAGCGGCGGCGACCATACCACAAACAATGAAGATGATGTCGCCAAATAGTCTTTTCATAGTGGATTTACAGCAATGGTTATTATCGCATTGTTAGGGTCGTAAGTGCCAAAGACGGCGCGGATACCGCCGCGAATAACATACGGCTGTCCGACGGCAAACCCGAATCCTGCAAGATTGAGCGTAATCGACGTTTGACCGGCTAGAACTATCAACCGGATTGTCCGACGGGAACGAAGACGCGGCGGCGGCGGCGGTTCCGGTATATCGTATCCGAAAAAGTGAACACACTGTCCGGCGGGCAAGGTTCGCATTTTGATTTTCCCGACGCGAATAGTCCAAGGGCGGGCTTGCGTCCCGTTACCGTTCGGTCGACCGGTCGTCGACGCGTAATAGCGGCAAGTCGCGGGCGGCATATACACGCCGTTCGGCGGTTCCGTCGGGTAGACGGCGGGCGGCGCGATAGGATTTGTTGGCGTTGGAACTGCCGTAGTAGTGCCGGTCGGGAATTGAGCAAAGCAACCGGCAACGGCGAAAAATAAGAATATTGTTAATATTAAATGTTTCATAAGTTTGGTTTGGAAGTTATAGAGACAGGCGGTTCTAAGTAGACTTAGTGCAACCACGCCCGCCTGTCCCCGCAAGACAATTGGTTCTAAACCGAAATCAACATAATAATTCAGACGAACTGATAATCACACTCCTTAAATTTATTAAAATTGCGATACCGGTGGCGAACCGGACATACTGCCACTAACTCCGTAGAGCGCTAAGCGAAGCGGCGTTTACCTTGCTTTGCGTCAATGTGTCGCCCGCGTTTTTGGCGGCGGTGGCGGCGGCGTCTTTGCCTTGTCTACTCCAATAAGCGGCAAGTCCGCTTCCGATTGCAGTTGCCAACGTCGCGACCGCGAGAATGATGTTTGGTAGTTTGTCGATTAGCATTACCGCTACCGACGTTTCCGTACAAGTTGGTTCCATATCAGTATTCCCCTTCGGCTATTATAATGCCCGCCGCGTTCGGCGGCGCGTATTCAGCAAAGATAGCCTTTGCCTTTTCAACGTCGCCCGCCGTTGGCATACGTTCGAAAGTTCGGTTCGGGTTCCCGCCGCCCGCCGCGTCCGGTTCGGTCGGGTTAGTCGGAGCCGCCGCTTGGCGCGGTTCTTGTTGGTCGGCTTTCTTGACCTTCGCGCCGCGTCGGGCGGCTTCGTCTTGTGAAATCCAACCGGCGTTATACTGCAACTGTGCGACGGTAGCTTCGAGTTGTTCGGCTTGAACGTCCCGCAAACGTTCCGACGAACGGAGTTCTGCGAATCGGAGTTGAACGCGACACGCGATGCCCTTGGCTTGCAATCCGAGTTGATAGATTTCGCCGACGCACGTTTCGACCGCGTGTTGTCCGTTCTGAATGTCCTTCAAAAAGCCTTCGAATTGCCGGTTCGAGTTTGCTTCGGATACGCCGTCGGTAATACCAAGCAGAAGCGGCGGAACCTTCATAGCGCGGGCGGCGATTCGTTCCATAACTTTGAACAAGCCGTCTATCGCGGACAGTGAATTCGTACCCATCGCGCCGACGGGCTGATTTACCGTGATGCCGGTATAGTGAATGAAGGTTTCGTCGGGTTCCAAATCCTTGATATAGCCCTTGATTGAATCCCGAATCTTTTCCGCCCATTCCTGAAAGATTTTTTCGTCGTCTTCCGCGCCTTCGGGCATAAGGTTCTTCATTTTCTCAAGGTCGATTTCAATGTCGTAGCGCGGGTATCCTTGTTGCTGTACGACGCGTTTGAAATCGCGTAGAACCGCCATCATAAAGACGGCGATAAAGAACGCCGACGAAATCAACGGTTGCCCTTCCATTGAGTCGGGGAACGGGTTCAACGGGACGTAGCGGACGGTCGGCAACCGTAACGATACGAAGTTGCCATTCTGTATCTGTCCGAAGTCCCAAATCGTACCGCGTAAGGGGTCGCTTATCCGCTTATACATCAGGGTACGAGTGTCCGGCGTCGCGATGTCGACGAATTCCCGACCGCGCGGGTCAAGTATCAATTCGGCAAGAATCGAACCGCGAAGGAATAGCGACATAAACAGACGGTTGAAGAATACGTCTTCGGTTCCGTTGTATTCCCGAATCTTTGCCCGCATCTTGTCAAGTTCCGCCTGTGCGCGTTCGTCGGTTTCTTCGCCGTTCAATTGCATCGCGCGGAACTCAAAGCCTGAATTGGAAAAGATGGTTCGGATATACAAACCCTGCGACACTTCGGGCGATACTTGCGAAAGCAGTTCGGCTACTTTGTGAATCGGGACGCGGGAAAGGTCGCGAAGTGATATGTTATCGGCAAGGGCGAAGTCCCGCCAATACGACGACGACGAAAAGACCGCGAACGATTGCATACTTCCGCCGTAGTCGTCGGCGGATTGCGATACGCGGGAACCGACCGTAGAAACTCCCTGTGCCGGTACTTTCCTTAACCCTTGCCGTCGGGTCGAATTTTCAGTTTCGGTAAGCGATAGGGGCGATATGCGTGATTGTGCCGTATCTGACGGCAAACCTACGAATCGCTTGATACGTTCCCAAGCCGAATTTCCGGCGGCGTCTTGAATTTTGTTGTCCATATTTTTGTCAAGTCGTTTCGCGGCGGTGTTGCCAACGGCATTATACAGAATTTGGGGAAGATTGCAAAGGTTGATTTATGCGGCGGGCTTCATCCAAGAATCGGGGTCGTCGGTGAAAAGTGATTTGCCCTTGCGAGTGATTTCGACGAAGACGGTCGTTCGGCAAATAGCCGAATCTTGCTCGAATATTCGACACCCGCGCGGGCGGTTATCGTAGATGGTACAGCGGACGGATTCGCCGACGGTTCCTTCGAGTGCGATACAGCGATTGTCGCCTTCTGAAATTGACTTCATTGCGTAGAACCCGTATTCCGTCTTGCGAAGTAGGTCGGCGGATTTCAGATAGCCGAAGTTCGTGTCGTCGGGGTAAACGTCGACAACTTCGAAATGGTCACAACAAGCACCGCAAGTTTGGCAATCGCTCATAGCCCGTTACACTCCATTGGAAACGCCAACACAAAACAGTCGTTATGATACCGGACGGCGCTGTCATAGTCCCAATAGATTTGCCCGACCTTAATCGGGGAATGGCAACGGCGACAAAACTTCGATGTCGGTCGGCGGGCTTGCCGCTTAATAAACGTCCGTTCTACCGGCTTGCCGTGCAAAAGAGTAGTTACTTTCATAATTTGGAAGTGTCAAGGTCGCGTATCGCGGCGGCAATTCATAAACCTTGTTCTTTTACTTGTGCTTTGAAAAAGTCTAAGACTTGGTCGTACATATTTTGTATTTCCGCGACGGCGGCGTCTTCGTCGTCGGATATTTCGTCGCGCAAGGCAATTAACGCTTGTCCGAATCCGCCATAAAAAGCGCGTTTGGTTTCGATTCTTTGCGTTTCGTGCATCATATCTTCGCTTATTTTGCCGCGCTTCAAATATTGCTGATACTGATAATTGAGATTCAGCGTTTGGTTTTTATTTCTCATCTGCATTTCCTCTTTGCGGGTTTCCGTTCCCGACGACAAACTGCTGTATAGAATCCCCGATGCGGGGAAGGTACGGGGTCTTGGATATAGTAAGGTTTTCCGGCGGCGTGGTCGGCGTTTAACGCGTCGACCGACCGGAACTTACCGGCGGTATGGTCGAAGATGCGGTCGCCGGTAGCAATCATTCCTTTGTCGTCGATAACGAAGCCTTCGGGAACCATCGACCGGATAAGATTTTGTACGCCGACCGGTTGCCGGTCTAGTTCGGTTTTGCGTTTCATAAATCAAGTTGGTCGACCTTCGTGTTAAGGTCGGATTCGATAAGGGCAAGCCAAGTCGCTATCGTATCGGTCGGAACGTCCTTGAACCGGCTGATTTGAATTTCCTGTCGGGCGCCGCCGGTCTGATATAAGCCGGTACGTCCGTCGCGGTCGCCGTACTCATAAGCAACAACGAAGAATTCGAAGTTGTCCATTCTTAGACGAACTTTGAAGAATCGAACTTTAAAGGGTTCGGGTTGCGGTTCGGGTCGTATCATAATGTTTCACCTTTCAAAACAGTTCGGAACGCGTCGGTTAAGTAGCCGTCTTCGTCGAAGACTGTATCGGTGTCGTCGTCGCCTTCCGCCAAGAATTCAAGCGGGTAGTTTGCCCGCGAATTGTAGGGTGTACAGAAGTCAATGCGTCGCCCGCCTTTGGTCGTCGTCGTAAAGACAAGATTGAAGACGGACAGCGAACCGTCGGCTTGCGATTGTTCGATGCGGAACCGGTCGCCGACCAACTCATATTCAAGTTCCGGCAATAAGCCGTCTTCGATTTTGAGAACCAAGACGCCAAGGCATTTCAGCAGTTTGGCTTCGTTGAATAGGTCGCGGGGCAGTACACGTTGGTAGGTCATACGGTCGCCCCTTGCCCGACGATGCGCGGCATACGCGTTGCCAAGCCGGTAACGTCCCGCAAGGTTTCGTGTAATCCGTCGCAGTAAACGTCGTGTCGGGCGGTAACGGTAACGTAGGCGACGCCGCCGGTCTTACGTTTCGTGGTGATACGGGCAAATTCGATGTTGTAAAGGTCTTTACCCGTCAGTTGGATAAAGATGTAGTTGATGCCGTCGGCGGCAAGCCGGTTCGGTAAGTGGAACCCAAGCCCGTCGGAGTGTCCGACGAATCGCTTGGCGCCGGTTATGAAGGCGAACTTGTTACCGCCGAGTTGTTCGAAGATTGTGTTGGCGATGTTCATTAGTTGCCCCCTTCGTCGCCGTCTTCGTCGGTCGCGGTTTCCTTTTCGAAGATGTCGAGAATATCATCTTGCGAACATTTGTAGATTTGTCCAAGTGCGGTCGCCGCCTTATAGAAGTCGTTCGGTCGGTCGCGGCGGACATCGGTTAAGTGTTTTACGATGTGATTGATTTCTGTAATTGTGCCTATCATTGTCGTTTCCTTTTCAAAGTTTATTCGGTCGCGTTCCGACCGTATTCTTACGGTAACTGATTTTGGAATAGATGTCAACTATTCAAATCGTTTAAGTGTCGGGCGCGTCCGACGGGTTCTTGATAACGGTCGGCTTGTAGCCGTACCGGACGCGGGCTTCGTTCCAAGCGGCGTCGGTCGGTTCGTCGATAATACCCGCCGCCGCCATAACTTTGTTTTGTAGGTCGCGGGCGCCGCGACAAAGATGTGCGGGTTTCCCCGTCCGCCGGTTAATCGCATTGGTCGCCGTCGAGTGACAGATTCGGCTTGCTTCCGTTACCGCTGACTTTGCCAAGTCGTCTGCGAGATAAGCATACGGGCTACCCGACCGGAACGGGCAAGTGCCGCACATCGTACGGCGAAGTGGCATATCAGGATTCTTCATTGTTTCGTACCGGCAACATTATCCAAACATCATCGGGGTCGTCGTAGTGAACGACAGTTACGCCAAGCCGACGTATGCGGGCGGTGTAGTCGTATATTGCGTGTGCGGGGATACCGGTCATAGGGACGCCTTGCGGCGACCGCGTAAGCGTCCGGTCGAACGCCGCGCAGAACCGTTCCGCGTCTTCGCGAAATAACTCGTAGAAGTCGCCGTACCTAAAGAACGTGAATTGGTTCGGGTACTTCAATCGGTCGCGGTCGTAAATCGCAAGGGCTTGGTCAAGTTTCTCGAATCCCGCCATACTATTGAACCCCCAAACGGGCAATGCGGGCGCGTAGATTATTCCGGTCGTCGTCGTTAGTCGCCTGTTGGTGCAAATCGTACAGTTGTAAAGCGTTCAGTGTTTCGATGTCCGGTACGTCGTATTCTTTGTAAACTGCAAACGGGGTCGCGACGGAATGTCCTTCGGCTAGTTCTCTACGGGCAAGGTCGCCGTCTTTGAAGTATTGGTCAAGAACCCGTTGCAAGCGGGGTTCTTCTATTACTTCCATTACATTTTGAAATTTATCAGTTCGAGTGATTATTCGCATAGTGTCGTTTCCTTCCAAGTTAGATTTCCCCGAAATTCGAGGATAACAACATCGTAACACATTTTGGAAACGTTGTCAATTATTCCAAATATCAGGAATTGTGGTCGGGCGGAATAGCGGGCGGTAAATTCCAACTGTCGCGGTCGCCGCGTGTCGTCGGAAAGGCGACGCCGTTGGTCGGTACGTCGGCGGTTCGAAAGACGTTTCCGCAACGGTGGCACAAGTGCGATTTGTGCGGCGGGTTGTCCCAAGCCGGAACGAAGTCGTGTCCCAAGGCTAGACGTTCCAAGGCATCGGACAAAGGCTTCCAATTTTTCGCCAACAAATTCTTTTGTCGCCAATGATAAGACGGTGAGCGTCCTTCGATAGTGAACGCGTCGACGACGGTTTTAACTGTGTCAAGAAATTTTTTCATAATTAAGGTTTGCCTTCATCAAGGCTTCGATTGTCCAAAAGTCCCGACCGGAACCGTCGGTGTATGGCGGCTTGCCTTCCATATAGCGAATCGCGTTTCCGGTTATCTCGTAATGTCCCCCTAGGCATCCGACCGGTCGAACGAAAACACATTCGAGCAGTTGGCGTAAGACGGTAAAGTTCGTTTTATTAAGTCCGTACCAAACCTGCAAGCCGTCACTTGCAAGGTCGTCTTCGTCGCGATTCTCATACAGCCACAACAAGACGACGCGGGCGGCGGGTGTCAAATCGGCGGGATTTCGGGCTTGCATAGTGTTTTTGTCAAAACTCGTTAGCGGTCGTTATTTGGTAAACACGGCGTATATTCAAAAACCGAATACAGACGCCGCCGGTACTGTCTAAAAACGTGTCAAACGCGACGGTAGAACGGGTCGCACGGACGTTTGCGGGCGATTCTACCGCGTTTCGGGTTCTACCCGATAGTTACCCGCCCGTCGCGGCGTTATGGCACGGTATTTGTCCGGCGAATCCGACGGGCAAGATAACCGGATAAATGCCCGATAACCGACAAGGAGCCGCGAAAAAACCAAGCGACGACGGCTACCCGTTCGATTTGTTCGAGTGTTTCAATCATCCGTAGTTGCGGGTTATGTCCTTACCGCCGGTCGACGGTCGGGCTTTACCGTTGTCGTCGTACCGACCGCGAAGGGCGGCAAGGGCGCCGAGTAACAGCTTGACAGTCGTTACCGTTTGAACGCGTTGTTTGGTTCCGTCCGGCAAGTCGACCGAGAAAGTTATCATTGCCGCCGCCGCGCCGCTTTCCATTGCGCCGTCTTTGGTAACGATAGCGATGTCGCCGTGTTCCGGTAGCGAACCTTTCAGCGCTCCATCGTACACAAGGTGATTGTTAAGTTTGATTTCGAATTTTTCCATAGCTTTACAGTTCCTTCCAAGATTTGACGGGACGGTCGGCAATTGAATTGCGGACAACCGACCATTCGAGCCGATGCCAAGTCGGTCGAATAAAAGGGGCGCGGACGGATTCGAACGTTACTACGTCGAACGTTTCTTCGTCGTCTTCATACGGGTAATGTTCAATGAATGTCGTCGATGCTACATTCAGATTGAACTTGCGGATTGCCCGTTCGCAAACGTGTTCTATGCCGTTCGTAACCGACATACCGGTATTGTCGATAGGTTCCGTCAACATAACGATTTTGCGACCGATAAAAACAAGGTCGTCGAATACTTGAACGCGTGTCTTCGCTTCGACGCGTCCGGTCGCCGGTGTCCACTTGATAACTTCGTCGTGCAGTTTAGCCATTACTTCAATTTGTCCGGTCGTATCATCATTACGACTCCAATCTGTCTAAAAAAAACGTCCGTTTAAATTCGTCAAAAACTGTCTAACTTGCCACCTTTGCAGATAGTTCGGGCTTGTCGGAACAATTGCCTTTATGATGCCAAGCTAACGGGTTATTAACGCAGTCGCCTTTCAGCCAAAGCAGACATCCACAACTCGGACATCGGCGGGCACTGCGATAGTCTTCTGGTTCCATTTCGTTATCGGTCGCCATTGACAATTCGTTAAACCACTTCGCAATCTCTGTGTAACCACCACCAATCGCCTCCGTCTTGAGTCGGAACTCGGATTGCAGATACTGTCCGTGTGTTTCGCGAATATGTCTTCGTAGGGCGGCGTCGGTCGCGTAACCGGCGCCCGAAGTTCCGTTCGGGCATATCAAACAATAAAACATTATAGTTTCCTCTCTTGTCGTTCGTTCCAATAAGGGTCATAGCAGAAGTGAGCGCAATACCAAAGTGTCTTTTCGATATTGCTTATGAAGGTTTCCGCCGTCCGCGCCGCCGTCGGGAACTTACGCAGTATCGCGGTCGATTCCGGCGTAACGGGGAAGTACAGGTCGGACGCGTGGCTATCGGTCGGGATTCCCGCCGCGATTATGGCTTGATACAGCGACGTAGGCGGCGTTTCCGGCTTCGCGGGCGGGGTTATATGGCAATCACAGGAACAGCGATTCTTATCGCCTTTATAATTGAATTCGCCGGAACATTCAGCGTGTTCTCCAAGCTGACAAGCAATAAACTCTGTCGTCATACAGTTACCCCCGTATCCGCCGCTTCCAATAAGTTTGTCATTACCCGTTGCCAACGTCCGGCGGCGGCGTCCCAAGTTTTCGCCCTATCCGCCGCGTCCGGTACGTCGACCATTGCCGCGAAGTCGTTCTGCATATCGCGGGCGGCGTGATAGTTCGTACTGACAACGTTCAAGATTCGATAGATGTTTGTTTCAGGGTCGGCGGCGACCGTCTTACAGAAGTCGCGGGTAAAGAGTTTTTCCGCTTTCCCCGAAGACGCCAAGCCGTCGGCGATTGTCGCCCGTATGTCGTCCATTATACCGAACCCCCTTTGCAAGTGATTCGCGACGCGTTGGCACCGGAAGGTTTGGTCAGGTGACAAGTCGTTGCAAAGACCGGCGACCGGCGCGGGCGGCTTCTGCAATTCGACCGCGATAGCATTGTAGATGATTTCGAGTTCGTCGACCGTGAAAGTATTGGTAACCCAAGAATTCCCGTTCCTAGTAAATGATAGGTCGCGCGAATCGGTTTTGTTCAGGTCGGCGAATCTGTCCGGCGTGATTTTGATTTCGAATGTTGGTTTTGTCATTGTCGTTTCCTTATCAATTTATTCCGTCGATTCCGACGGTATCCTAACTAAAACATATTTTGGAAACGTTGTCAACTATTCCAATATCACTTTTTCTTGTTCCGGTTAGTATCAAGAATAATCCCGCGTCGGGTCGGACGCGTCCGACGGTCGCCGCTTCCAAGTCGAAGTACCACTTGTACGGGAACCGGTCGGCGGCAAAGTTGATACCGACGACGCGTAGGTCTTCGAAGTACGGGCTATACAGGCGTAGCAATTCCGCCTTGGTCGCGAACGTAGTCGGAACGTTCGTCGTAAAGTCCGACCGGTTCGGACAGTACCGGCGACCGAAGAATTGCAGAAAGAGAACGCCTTCGGGTTTCAGCCAACTTGCAAACAGTTCCGGCAAACGTTCCGCGCCGTCGATAACGTACGACATTGAAGCGAACGTCGATATGACGGCGGCGACGCGGCGGGCGGGTTCGTATTCCAAAACGTCCGACCGTTCGAACCGGTAATCGGGGAACTTTCCCTTCGCTACTTTCAACATCGTTTCGGATATGTCGACGCCGATGTATTCGTTTGCCGGTATCTCAAGGTTTTCAAGTACCAAGCCGGTTCCGCAACCGACATCGACAATGTTTCCGCCGAACGGTCGCCATTCAAGGGCGTCCGCCAAGTACCGGAACGTCCAATCGTTTTCGATGATGTCTATTGGTCGCAAGAATTCGTCGTCGTAAGTTTCGCCAAGCCGGTCGTAGACTTCGATTATCTGTTCGGTCGCATTATTCATTGTTACCACCTTCGTACAGTTGTTTTTCAAGATTGCCAAGCGGTCGGGCGTTCGGTCGTTCGTAGCCTATCGGTATAGTGAACCGGCGACCGCGATAAACGGGCATAACTTCGTGAGCGGATACGTTCGCTTCGAATATAACGCACAGACCGGCGACCGGCTTAATCTTACACCCGTTGACCACAAGTTCCCCGCCGTCGTAGTCGTCGTTCCAAAAGACAACGGCGGTAACTTCGTTCGGGTCGTAGTGCAATTCGTACCGATGCCCTTCGTCGAGTATGTTGACGTTGACCGCCGACGCCTTACTTTTCATAAGCCGAATGTCGTCGCCGAATTGTTCCTGAACAATGAATTTCAGGCGTTCCGCAAGTTTCCACAGTTCCGGCAAATGTTCTTCGGTTTGGAACCCGTTCAAGACGCGATAGTCGACGCCCGCCGTTTCTTCACCTTCGACAGAACCTTCCGTTTTACCCTTCCAGACAACCGGCGTTGCCAAGTTCCAAAGCCGGTCTTTGTCAAGAACCGGCAAGTCGACGTTGATTGTAATTATGTTTTTCATAGTCCTTTTGTTTTTCCAAGATGTAACGAACCGAACGCGCGGCGGCGTTGCGGCGGCGTCATTGATTCACTCCAAACCGCCATTGACATAGCGACCGCGCCGTCGATTGCCCGAACCGCCGCTTTCGGCTTAACGATGCGAAGTCCGGTATCAAGTTCTTCGCCCTTTTTGCCTTTCAGCAAGCGGTTTTGATGCTGTGCTTTTGCGGCGTCTAAGTGACTGTGCAAGGTTTCGTCGGTCGGTACGTCGATTTGATAGCTTTTGAATACCCGATGCAAGAACGTGTCGGCTTTGATGCGTTCGTTCCCTTGCTGAAATTCCTTGATTAACAGCTTGTGTTTCTTCCGCAAATTGACGGCTACTTGGTGCATCTGCGTCGGGTCGTAGAAGACCGCTATCGGTATCAGGAAAGCGTTTTCTTTGATAAGTGCGGATTCCTTGCCGTCGGGTTCCCGTCGCTTAATCAGTCCGGCTTTCCACAACCGGACAATTTCGTCGCCTACCAAATTATCAAGGTCGAAGTCGTCGCCGGTCGGCGCGTACGCTTTGAAGTACGGGACGCGGAACCGAACGTCGCCGCCGGTTGCTTCGGTCATATCCGCCGCCGGTAACGTCGGGTCGAATTCGGAATAGCAACCGACCAAAGCCGTCGAGTCAATCCGACCTTGCGACGCGTCGACGGCAAGTGTCATTTTCTTAGCGGCGGGGACGCGGCGGGGAATTCCTTCGAAGACGGATAGCCCGTCGCTTGTCAAGTCCCGCCCGCGAAGTTCGGCGGTTGCCAACATATCGGCGGTAATGAACTTGGTATCGGTCTTCTGCCAACGGTTATGCACAAGTCGCATAATGTCGGCTTCCGTCATACCGACCGTAACCGACGCGTAGTATTCCGGCGTCTGCCAGTCGAACCGATGTTCGTGGTCGACGAATAGGAACATTGATTCTTTGGGTACGCGGTAACAGCACGGTATCTGATTCCCGAACGCGTCGGTCGTCGTAATGTCCGCAAGTTCCGGTACGGGTTCCGCGCCCGCTTGTAATTCCGATTCGGTCGTATCGGTGAAGACGTTAAGCCACAGGCTCAAGAGTTGTTCGGACGTATCTTCGTACCCGACGTAGGTTTCTACCCATCGAATCGAGTTCAACTTCGTCGGAACCGGCATCGTTTCCGCCCAAAGTGTCTTTGCCCGTTCGCCGTCCCACCCCCACAATTCCGAGATAAAGACAGCGCCGTAGTTGGCGCCCGCTTCTGCCTTCGGGGAATTGGTAATCGCTTCGACGACGGTTCCGTTCTTGAGAATGATTTTGTTACCGGCGATACGGGCGCCGTTAAGTTTGAGCGTCGGCGCCATTGAATTGAAGATACGTCCGATTGATTGTCCCTGTGTGTTGGCGGCGACAAGTATCAAGTTCGGCGGTTCGACGTATTCCGCAATCCAACACCCGCCAAAAGCGGCATTGCCGGTCTTACCGGATTTCTTCGGCGCCGACCATATCACGGTACGGTACGGGAAGCGACCGGTCTTCGGGTCGGGCGTTAGAACGTGGGTCAATATGCGGGCTTGGAACGGTGCAAGGGTAATACCTGTGGCGTTCGAGTAATCCCAAGTCTGTACGTTGACCGTATCGGGGTTGACAACGGTGTTCTGAATGTAGTCTGTGACCGACGGGGTATGTATTGCACGGTCGACGTTTCGAATGATGCGGGCTTGCCGTACGGCTTCGGCTTCGGCGATTGCCGTATCGTAGTACGCCGACAAGTCCGACGGCGTGATAGGCGGCGCGGCGGGCGGTCGCAATTCGATAACCGGCGATTTACGCGACGGGCGGCGCGGCGTCCCACTGAATCCGTCCGTCAACTTTGCGATTGTCTTACCTAGTACCATTTATTTCAAGTCGTATGAGCGTATGCGGCGTCGCTAACGACGTTTCTTACCGGAACGCGGGGATTTCCCCGTTTCGGAAGTCGACGCCTAATAGACGGGCTTCTTCGCTGAATACCGACGCGACCGGTCGGGGACGTAAAGCGCGGACGCGTTCAACGATTTCTTCCATTGTGAAAACTTTGCGTTTACCAAGATGTTCAATCAAACCGTGACAGTTCGAGCAAGCTACGATAACGGCTTCGAGGTCTTCTAACGTGTACCAATCTACCCGCTTCTTCGAGTGAGCGAACGCGGCGGTGAAAGCGAACCGGCATATTGTCGGGAACCTCAGTTCACAGGATACGATGCCGACGGCTTCGAATTCAACTGTTACTTTTGGTCGTACTATTCTGTCCCAATCCGGTAGTTCCTTGTTTGCCATTTCTGAATTGTCCTTCCTTTAATTGCTTCCACAGTCGACGAACCTTTTTCGGGGTCGCACCTTTAATCGCGTCGGCGAACGCTTTGCAGAACGCTTCGGTTTCCGCGTCCGACCACGCCGCCGCCGCGTAACCCCAAGTGCATAGCGTTTCCCGCATAGCGGCAAGTCCGATACGTTTCCGGCGGGCATTGTCCCAAGCTATCAATCTCTTAAACATCGTTGTCTTCCTCAAGTTCGCAATCAGCGCAGATAGTCCCGCGACCGGCGGACATACAACACGCGGTCGAACCGTCGACGCCGCAACGGGGACAGGTCAATAGGTCGTCGCGTTCGGGGTTGAATTCACTACCGCACATCGGGCAATTATCTTTTGGCATAGGGCTGTCGTCGTGTTTCGGGACAATTTTCTTTGCGGCTTTGTATTCGTACCGTTTCCCCTTGCGGGTCGCCGCCCGATACTTTTCGACCGTCTTGAAGTTGGATTCGGGTTTGCCTTTAAAGACAGGGTGCAAGGTTCGCTTCATTACGCCGCCGCCCTTCCCGTTTCGTCTATCGGTTCGCCGCGAATGATAGCGTCTTTTGCTTCCCGACATCGGGCAATGTATGAATCGAGTTCGTCGGCGGACATTTCTTCAAGCGGCTTGTCCGGCGCCGGAACGTCGCGGTCGATTTCACCGGTCGACGCATAGCGGTCTTGTTCGCGGGCGTACTGTGCAAGTATCAGTCCGGCTTCGGAAAACTTCGGCGCGTCGGATACCGAAAACCGCGACGGCTTCAATATCGTTACGTTGACCATCAGCGGCTTTCCGTCCTTATCGAACATCTGTCGACCGTCGGCGTCGAACGCGAGTTCGCCCTTCGTCTGCGATTGAACAACATTCAATTTCAGAATCGCTTCTGCCTTGTCAAATAGTTGGTCGGCGATACGCCGCGTCCGTTCGATGTTCTTAATGTGCCAAGCGGCATAGTCGAACGCTTGTTCGGTCGCCGTCGATTCTGCGACTTTCGCGACCGTCTTGGCGACGCCTTTATCCGCCGCTATCCGCAACGTTTCGAGATACGCCGCCCGCCGCGCTTTCCAATTAAACTTACTCGCAAGGGTGTCGATACGTCGCCCGCTCTTTAACTCGAATTTCGCGCGAACGCGTTCCCGCAAATCCTTAACGTCCGCCGGTAGGTCGCGGTACGCTTGGAACATTGCATAAGCCCTTGGGGTTTCGTCTGCTCTCTTATGCCATATTTCGGCGGGTTCGGATATAGGCGGGGACGCCGACCGCGTACGCTTTGCGGGCGGCGCCGGTGTGTGTAGGGATTGCAGAAATTGTTTCGGGTCGAATGTCATTTTCTCTTTAGCCACAGGTGATAAGTGCAATAAATGAAGACGGCGTGACAGAACGCTTGTCCGGCAATGGCAAGGTAATTCAATTTGCCGCCGGTACGCCAATCAAGGACGGTTATAGCTATCAGGATAACGACGGTCGCGGTCGACAAGAGTAAAGCAATCCATAGTGCCGTACGGCGATGTACGGTTAAAAGGCATTTCTTTTCGGTTCCGTCCGGTAAAGTATAAGTGTAATCGACAATGTGTTCACAGTCGACGGAATAATATCGGTTCCCACAGATTGAGCATCGAACACGTTCTTTTAGCATATTAGTTTAGCGATGCGAGAATTATGTCTAGCATCTTGTAATTCAATTGGAAAAACAGGTGACACTTTGCAAGGGTTCCGCATTCAATACGCAATTTGCAGTTTTCGTCTTTCATCGCTTCTGCCTTCGTGTGATAGAACGCGAGTTGCGAACCTTTGGATTTCCCGTCGCGGCAAACACATATAGCGATGTCGTCAAGGTCGAATTCGATTGTCAGTTGTTCGTTGTCCATATTACCGGCTTCGTATCATCAGGCAAATAAAGCGGGTGATACGGTTCCACTTTCCCCATTTTAAGATAGTGCAATTGAACCCGCGATTGTAACAACATTCGGCGGACGTATTCCGACCGGCGGCGTATGTTTGCGTGTTGGCTCCAAGCGGCGACGACAATAGTGGCGCTTTCAGCGATGCGGCGTATATGACGGTTGTTTTCGTCGCCTTCGGGGTTTGATACCAAAGTAAGTATTTTCGGGTCGGTAGAGCGATAGGCGAAAATGTTTGTAATACAGACCGAATTGTAGCCCCACGCGTATGCGAACTTGGTTATCTTCCGAATAGTCGGGTCGTCTTGAGTGTCGGACGCGACCGACGGATTCAGACAGATAAAGTTGACGTAACCGGACGGCTTCGGCTTTGCCGGTCGAAAGTCGGCGGCGGCGACACTTAACAACGGTTCCGCCCGCGTACGCCATAGCGTATAGCGATAGATTTCGTCGTCGGAAAAAACGGCGGGCGGATAAGAGATTGTGCCGGTCGGGATTTTCATATCAGAATAACGGATGAAACGTCGTAGGCGAATGTATCCGCGTACGGTTGTATTCAGGAAGGTTGCTGAATTTCAAAATCGGATGCTCTCTTTCGAACCCCGCGACATCTGCCAAGAAGTTCAGATTGTCGTCGTTGTAATCGGGCAAAATGATAACGTGGTAGTCACCGCGATTTTCGAGATATTGACCGGAAACGTGAAGATAACCGTTGTAGTCGACCGGCGTGTTTTCGTACTCCGTCCCCTTGCTTGGGATTTTGTAGTAGTAAGCGCCGTTGGCACCTTTGACAGTGTTCCCGAATACGACGACGGCGTAAGTATTCAGAAGCAACGGATTGTAGCCCTTTGCTTTAGCCCGAACCGCCGCTTCATTCATTCCGCGTTCTATCGCGGCGATTTCGACCGGCGATACGTTGGCATCTTTTTCTACCCAAAGGTTCAGTCCGCTTGGTAGAACCCGCTTTTCAGTATCCTTCACGCGGTCGGCGACGGATTTTTCGGGACAGGCGGTAAACAGCAAAGCAAAACATAAAATTAGCAATAGTCTTTTCATAGTGATTTACTCCATTAAGTCGGTCAGGTCGCGATTCATTACGATTTTCGCGCCGTTGTCAATTCGATACAAAGCGGTGAAGCCAAGCGATTCGTAAAGCGCTTGAGCGTTGGCGTTGTCCTTATGGACAAATAGGTCGACGGATTTGTTACCGGCGGCGGCGGCGGCGGATAAAATCTTTTTGATTAAGTACCGCCCGACGCCGCGTCGACGGCATTTCTCATCTACCCAAAGAATGTGAATATGCGGTCGTACGTCTTCGCCGGTTCCCCAAGGGTCGACCTTTGCGATTCCTACGATGCGGTCGTTATGAGTCGCAAAGAATTGTTCCGATTGTATGCCGTCGGTCGGTATTGACAGCGTTACAGTTTGTAAGTGCAGATTCATTTGTCGTTCTTTTCCCTTTCCTGTTTTTCTATCAGAATTTGGTTCTTCGTTACCCAAGACTGTTTATATTCAACGTCTTCGAATAACTTGCTAAAGCCGGTGATATGTTTCAACCGTAAAAGTTCTTCAGGTTCCATACCGAGTTCGTTGCAAATGCCTTCGTCAGTCCAACCGTTGTCAAGCATTTCGTAGACCATATTCGCCATACCGTCGACGGAGTGTTTGCCCCTTGCCCGATTGTGCCGGACGGTCGACGCCATACGGTCGTTAATATCCTTTTCGATATGAACAACCGGCAAATGCCCCTGAACTTTAATTGCGATGTCGACGAAGTTGGTTCCGACGAAGTACCGGTGAAATCCATCAACGATAACTGATTTTTCGCGTTCCGTATCGCGGACGCTAACGACGGGTTGAGTATAGCCGTCGTGGTCGATTGACGTATGCAACAGCTTCATTTCAGTTCGGGCGACCGAATTCGGGTTGTAGTCGTTCGGTTCTACGTCGCCGGACGGCAACCATAACACAAGGTCGACCGGTTCGTTCTTGAACGGCGATATTTCGTGATGTATCCAAGTCCGTAGCATATTGACGAATTCTATGCGGTCGGGTGCGACGGCGGCGGCGGCGTTAATCGCGTCGACCATCGCAAGATTCAATTCGTTTTGCACGAAAATATTCATTGTCATTACGGCTTGCTCCCTTCGTTTTCCGGTCGGCGTCCCCGCCGAATATCCATCTGAATAAACTTGTTTTTTTCTATGCGGTTCGGTTGTACGCGGCGCCCGCGCCACCATTTTTTCCAAGTTACGATTTCCGGCGATACTTCCCAATTGGTCAACTTGACGAAATAAATGTCGTTCGACAAGACGACGGAAATCATTTGCCGATACATCTTGTCAAGGTCGGGAAAGTTTTCGAACTTTTCGTCCATCGCCGCAAACTTCTTTTGAATTGCCGACCGGTTCGTCGGGTCGGTGATAAGTTTTTCGGTCAGGAAGTCGCGGTACTCTTTCCAAGATACGAACATCGGCGGTAAGACCTTCGGAATGAACCAATCTTTTGCCTGTAATTGACCGGCGGAATTGACGCCCTGCAAGCGTTCGGTTAGCTTGCTCCACGTTGCGCCGTCGATTTCCTGCGCGTGGAACGTGTGTCGAACGGCGGTCGCGTGATGCAACGATGATACCCGCATATCATTGATGTTGTAGCCGTGTTGGTACATTACGTCGTAGACTTTGCAATAGTCCCACCCGTTCGAGTGAATCGCCTTCCAAATATCGGTATAACTCCAATCGTACAGCGGGTAGAAACCGTACTGTTCGAGCGACCGCGTTTGTATCCGTCCCCAAGTAACGGCTTTGTACGTCGCGGCGGCGGTCAAACCCGAAAAGCGACCTGGGCTTTCTTCTGCGCGGATACCGGCAAGCAAAGCGGTTTTCGGCGGATAATCCTTCGCTAACATCGCGGTAAACAAAGCGTGAAATTCGTTAGTGCCGTAAACGTTTTCTTGAATAGCGTCCGGTTCTTTCGGTCGCATCCATTCCCGACCGGCTTCCCAAGTTGTGATGTGACTTTCGGTCGCCGACGTTGCGTTTTCGATTAAGAATTCAACTTGGAACCAACGGAAGTCTATACGCGGGTCGGCTTTTATGCGGCGGGCGTAGTCGACGACAAGTTGCCATTCGGCTTCTTGGTCGAACCAAAATACCGGCAACGGTAAGCGACCGCGTTCTTCCGCAACTTTCAAGGCAAGATTCAGGATAACGGTAGAATCCTTGCCGCCGGAAAACGCGATGGTAATATTCGGGAATTCGTCGAAGATATACCGTATGCGGTCAAGCGCCGCGTCGTAGACGTTTTGCTTTTTATAGATTCTCAACATCGCCCGCCGCCCTTCAAATGCCGTAACGTGAATAGCTATCATTTATACCCGTTTACCGGTCGGTTCCATTTGTACCCGAGTTCTTCGACCATACGTTCAAGTTCGTCGTCGTCGTCGAGCGTCCGGTTGATTAGTAGAAAGCCGTCGATTTGTTCGTCGGTTGCTTTGCTATCAGCAAGCCAATACCGGTAGCCGCCCGCGCGGAATATCGGATAGGTCGTTCTGTAAAATTGGTAAGTGTCGCCGCCGTTGTGCCATATCCAACGGCTAACGTCGATAAACAGTTTTGAGTCGCCGGACGTTTTGATGTGCGACCACCAATGCGGCGCTTTCGTCGCGTAAGTTTTGGCGAATGTCCACTTGTAGGATTCTAAGATTTTTTGGATTTCTTCGGGCGATAATTCTCTAGTTGGTAGCATATTTGTCGGTTTTTTCCTTATTTTTTCAAAACGCGTCAGAACGGGTTATTTGGACAAATAGACGGGAATTCCAAAAGCGAATATAACCCCCGCCGCCGTCTTACGAAAACGCGTTAAACGCGACCGTAGAATACGGGTTCCGACGCAATAGACGCCGCCCTACGGGTTTTCGTTTGAAATCCGTACCGAACCCGCCGTTAGGCGGGGCGTGGCACGGTATTTGTCCGGTGATTTAATTTTCAAAGATTTGCCGATTTTGCCAAGTTTGTATTCGTGGCACGGCGTTTGTCCGGTTACATCAACTTCGGGTCGACCTCAAATTCAGTCGCACATTCAGGACAGATTGCGGGAATAAGATTTTGTTCGCCGGTAAATTTTCCGCCTTGTTTCTTTTCCGCCGCCGCGACATCGGACGCGGTAACTTCCCCGCCGTCGGATACCGGCGGCTTAATGTTCGGGTCGAACAAGTGCGGTTTGTCGGCAAGTAATTCCATTGCGCGGAAGACGGTTGCCGACACATCGGTCGTTCCAAGTTTTTGCGAAAGGGCGACCGACAGCTTCAAGAACAGCGAATACCGTTCGGGGTCGAAGGCTAATTGCGTTTGCCGCATTTCAGACATTTTCGCAGTTTCCCGAACTTTGACGCCGCCTTTACCGTCGGACGCGTCCGACGTTTTGCCTTCTTCGGGTTCGGGTTCGAAGTGCATCGTAGCGACAAGTTCCGTTAGATACGCGTCGTCGTAGCCGGTTTCTTCAAGGGCGCCCGCCGCCTGTAACGATTGCAGAACTTCGAGTTGCAGTTCCGCGTCGTATCCGCCGCGTTCGTTCAATCGGTTCAATGCCGCCGCCGCCGCGCGTCGGTCGTTGTCGTTGTTGAAAGTAATGCCGGTCGTAACCGGAACCATCCACTTGTCGCCTTTGACAATAACGCCGACCGGCGGTTCGCCGCCTTTCGATTTCAGAAGTTGCAGGGCTTCGACGCGTCCGTTCCCGTCGAAGTTTTCGCCGGTCGATTCGTCGATACCGATAGGCGTTAAAAGCCCGCGTTTCGCAATCGAACCGGCGATGCCTTCTACGTCGTGAAGTTTGAAGTTCTTCTCAAGGGGTTTGATACTGTCAAGGTCGCGGTACGCGATGCCTAATTTTGGGGCGATATTTTTCATAAGTCACACGGTATCACTTTTATTTATGCCCGTCAATTACAAAACTTAAATCGCGGATATTATTTTACAGCCGCGATTCCAAGTAAATGCGGGCGTTCTGCCGACGTTTTATCTGTCCGCCGACCGAACGCCCGTCCGGTTATTTGTTTCCTTCCGTCGGTGATACGCCGCCGGTCGTTTTAGAATGTCGGTTTCCGTCGGCGTGTAAAGAGCCGACAAGCAAGACGCAGTTCAGGGACAATTGACGCAACTTCCCGCCGTCCGCCGCGTCGACCGTAACCGGCGTTATGTCGACGCGGATTCCCAAGTCGGTTGCTTGTTCCATAGTGTGATTGATGTCGTAAATTTGCTTTTTCAGCAAGGCGACGGTGTCGGTTATCTCAAGTGGTAATTTAAGTTTTTGAGTATTTTTTTTCATTGCTTTAGTTCCGTATGTAGGTTTCGTATTCAGCTTCCGGCGACATCGCGTCGGCGTCGGGGTGTCCGCAATGTCCGCAGTTGTCCGCCGTGCAGTTTTCCAAAGGGCGATACCCCAAATGTACCGCTTGAGCGCAGAACCGTTCCCAATTGTCGAAGTCGGTCATTGATGCGATGCCGTTCGAACTTCCGTCCGGCGCAAGGCAGTCACATTGAATGTTGGTATCGGTCATAACCGCGATGTGATGATAGCCGTCCCCGTCTTCCATTACGAAAGCCCGACCGGATTCAAACGCGGCGTATGACGCATCAATCGCGGCGGCGGCGTTCTTGTGTTTGGTTTCAAACGGGACGTTCATAGCCCGTAGCGCCGCGTAGCGGTCGGTTCGTGGGTTCGGGCGGGCGGCGATACCGTTGATAGTTCCGTCGGCGTCCCGTAGTCGTATGTTGTTTCCTAAGTTTGTCATTGTCGTTTCCTTCCGGCGGATAATGGCGCCGCCGGTCGCCGGTGACAGTCGGTTATGAGATATGCGTATCGAACAGAGTCGCGTTGTATTCGTTTTCGCAAGGTGTCAAACAGACGAACGTAAACAAAGCCGTTCCGTTTGAACCGCCGGTAAAATGCGTATAAGAAACGTGAACCGGAACCCAAATTCTGAGAAGTGGGCGTTTGTTTCCAACTTCGTCGACCGGAACTTCGACAACACTTCCGCCAAAGTTGTCAATAGTGATTGATTTCATTATGACCGGAACCGTATTAAAGGGTTCGGATTGTATGCCGACGTAAACTTCGCCGTTGCGAGTATGTTTAGGTGTTACGGTCAAAGGTGCGTGGAACCCGCGTTTGCACAGTTCCGTTGCGATTGCTTCTTTGATAAGTTCTAATGTTTCCGGTGCCAATTCCGTCGTGGAGTTTTTGATTATGTTTGTCATTTTTGTCGTTTCCTTTTAATTTTAGGGAGTTATATACTTCACTCCCGTTTCTCCTTTTTTGGTTCTGCTTTTGCACGTTTTCTAGGTTTCTTTTTCTTTTCTTTAGGCCGATATTTCAGAACAATATCGGCCATTTTATCCAACATAATCGGTGTTTCTTTTTCATCGCTCATGCGGTTAGCTCCTTGTAGGTCAAACGCTTTCCGTTTGAGGCCGTAATAAAGCTATCGAGCCTTTCGAGCATGTGAAACTTCACGTTCCCGAAATTGAGCCGGAACGTAAATTCATTCACATAGCGGTTCAAATGCTTTTTGCTTGTGTGATGGTAAACACCCGTGATTCCACGTTTCAGCAAAGCCCAAACGCTCTCTATCGAGTTCGTTGTGACCAGTCCGCGTCCGTATTCGCCGCCCGAATGGTTGATAGCCTGATGGTGAAAGAAAAGACCGTCTAAGCCGCTGTACGCCTTGTGTTCGTCGGTAAAGAGTTGCGAACCGACTTCAACGTGATCGTGAATTGCCTGTTGGATTGTCGGCATCAGAATAATCCCCCCTGTGTTTTTTGACTGTCTGCCTCTAAAAACAAAGGTTCTCTCGTTCTTGCCGCTTCGATGCGGGCCGTCGCGATCTCTACATATTCCAATTCTCTTTCGATGCCGATAAAGCGAAAGTCCTCAAACATTGCCGCCTTACCGGTCGAGCCTGATCCGGTATAGGGGTCAAGCACCGTGCCGCCCGGCGGGGTAATTAGCCGACAAAGATACTGCATTAAGGCGGTCGGCTTTACTGTCGGGTGATGGTTTTGCTGTGGCTGGACGCCCTTCTCCTCGAAAGTTCCCATCCCGATAGCAGTCCTGCTATCGGGCCGATCTACCGGAAAGCCGTCTAAACCGCCGTTGCGGTCTGACTTTGATGCTTTGGCACAGTAGAAAAACCGTGCGGCCGATCCTGCGTCACCGTGTTGATTATTTTGATTCGACACGCCGTTTAGGAACATCGAGCCGTCGCCGTAAGCGTCTTTGTCGGACGTGACCTTGCCGCTTGTAGTATTCGGAAAATGCGCTAAAACCTCATCGCTGCCGTCGGTTATCACGTTGGCGGGGAATCTGCCCTTAGCCGAGTGCGTGTCCGCAAAGCCGCCATTCTGCTTGCCGCCTTCGTAAATCGGCTTCGTTGTTTTGAATCTTTCAACGGGGCCGAGGGCGTTGTTGTGTGCGATCTGTTTATCCTGTGGCGAGGCGTATTCCACCCGGCAACCATCAATATTTATTCCGCCCGTTCCGTGTTCGATCACGTTCTGGGCAACCGTGCCAATCAAAGGCTTTCGGGCAAGCGTCCAAAGTTCCATTGCGGGTTTTAGAGCCGTTCCCCAACCAGCAGCAGCAGCAGCAGCAGCAGTAACAGGATCGTCGCCATCTATCTCGTGATAGCCGTTTTTCTTTGCCTCTTCGATAAAAGGCCGCGAATCCTGACGAGCTTTGAGATTTCCGACCGCCGACACATCCAACCGCTTTTTCTCTCGAACCGCTCCGAGCGTTTTATCGATAGCCTTACTGACATCGAGCGACTTCGGAAACCCTGATCCGTATATCCAGGCAACCGTATCCCTTATCTCAAAGCCTGCGTCCTCGATATTTACGACCATTCGATGTTGTGTCCGCGTTCCGCAAGCGACAAGAATGTGTCCGCCGGGTTTGAGCAGTCGTAGAGCCTCAGCCCAAACATCGACGCCTGGCACGTCGTAATCCCATTTCTTGCCCATAAACGAGATGCCATACGGCGGATCGGTGACAATAGAATCAACGGAATTATCGGGAAGCGTTTTCATCACTTCCAAACAATCGCCTTGATGTAATTCAAATTGCGTCATCACTCACCTCCTTTCGTCTGCGTCCAGACCAAATCTCGCTAACGTAGCTTTGCGTCGTGCCGAACTCAGCCGCGACCTCACGTTGTTTCCGTTGCCCTTTGAGCAATCGAATTTGATCTATCGCGGACTCGGACAAAACCGTGTTGTGATGCCGGTCGCCAGTCAACTTCGTGCCGTGTCGGATTTGATCGGCTTTGTTCTCGACCGA